TGACTACTCTCCCAGTCTTGGCAGGCAAGTATGGCCTGCGAGCTTGCTCTCGAGGAACTGCCCACGACAGTCCTCGCACGTATGAAGCTTGAGCCCGACGCGCTTCTCGAAGACCTCGAGTTGATGTGTCGCGTCGAATGCCTCCATGGGACCTCGCGCCTCGTAGCGCTCCAGTGCGATGGCCATGCTGGAGACAGCATTCCAGGCTTGATCGATGTAGTTGACGGTGGACGGCATCTCCGAGGTGAACTCGCGCAGGATGCCCATCACACCGTCGAGCTGCTTCTCGGCGACCTGCAGAGCACGAAGTTGACGTGACATCACTGGCTCCTCTCTCGAATGAACTTGGCCCAGGCTCTCTTCTCGGCGACGCTCAACTCGAAGCCGAGGCCCATGATCTTGGCCTTCGTGAACTCCGTTGGATACTCCAGCGTCTCGTCGAAGCGCCAGAAGGTGTGAGGCCCGAACGTGGCCCAGGCTCCGTGCCCGTGTTGAGTCCACGCGTCGAACCGCTGCCAGTCGGGGTTCAGCTTCGACCTGTCGAACGGCAGCTTGAGATCCTTGCGGAACTGATAGGCGTACTCGGGGTCCATGATGTCACTCGGGAGACGGAACTGAACAGCCGAGTAGCCCTGAGCTGAGATGACTTGCTTGGTCCTGAAGTCGATCACGATGATGCCGTACTCCAGAGGAGCCAGCATGTGATGCCCTCCCCAGAGCTTCTCGAGGTCACCGCTCTTGTCGGCCTTGCGGTGCTTGACAAGGTTCGTCTGCCAGGACTTGACGTGCTCCTCGGAAGTGGCCTCATCGTAGAAGTCGGCCCCGAACAGACCGACCGGCAGAACGTTGGTCCAGCACGACCCGCGCCACTCCGAGGAGTCGGAGTAACGGATCGTCACGCCAATGACGCCGCCCATGTCACAGCTCCTTCTGATGCGGGCAGAGCCCGCGCGTGTGTGCTTCGGCGAGGGCCTTCAGGCGATTGGCCCGGTGAGTAGCCAGCTTCTTCTCGTGATCGGCGATGAGCGCGTCGAAGTCGGAGAGCCTCCACGAGAAGCCGTGCCACACTCCGCCCTTGAGCTTGCCGTTGAGCCACGTGACCCAGGCTTCGGTGTCCTTGTGATCGGGGTTGCGAGGCAGCGGGTTCGCGACCTCGCGCAGCTCGGTGATGACCCCGATCGTGACGGGGCTGAACGGCAGATACACGAGCGTGCCTACTTCGGGCTTGTTGACCTTGATCGCCATCACATGCCTCCGCTGTTGAGAACTGACTGGAGCAACATCAGGTGAGCCAGCTCGTCCCAGTCCCACGGGCGAATGCTGGCCCACTCCTGAACCTGCCGGAAGAGTGCAACGAGCGACGACTCGCAGCCGAATGCACATCCCGGCACAGGTCCGTGGATGCAGTTCATGGCTTCACCTCCGGCTTGCACTTCGTGTGATCGGAGCACGGCTCAAGCACCATCACGCGCTTGCCGAGCTCGGGCTTCTCGATGATGTGCCATCCCTGCTCACCCCAGAGCAAGCCGCGGATGAGAGCCGCGACTTCGCCCTTCGTGAGCTTGAAGTAGACCCCGGGGCCAGTGCTGCCCTTCACGAGGCCGAAGATGAGATGGGCGCGGCGCAGCATGAACGTCGCCGAGCCGCGCCCCTGGCAGGTCAGCCCCGCCTGATCGTCGAGGTAGTCGTTGAAGGCATCCACCAGCTGATTGCGACTGAGCTTAGCGGCCACGATCCACCTCCTTGATGTAGGATTTCAGGAGGTCGAAGTCGACGCCGTACTCCTGCTTCATCGCATCGTTGTAGGTGAAGCGAAGCTGCTGCCCGTGCCGTCCGATGCCGAACTCGAAGTCGAGTAGCGGCAGAGCCATCGTCTCCTCCGCTTCGCGCATCATTTCCTTGAACGAGTAGGTCTGAACCGGATAGTACGCTTGATAGTGCTCGACGGTGCACTCGATGATGCGGCCACCAGACGCCTCGAGCCATCCGTGAGGTGTCATGATGGGAGCCTGTTCGAGCGCCGCATAGCCCTCGACATAGAGGGTGGCCCCGTGGTGCAGCATCAGCGGGAACGCACGGAACGCGTTCAGGAAGCACTCCTTCGGGACCGGCGAGTTGAGTGACCGGGCCATTGCGGACATGGCCCGGTCGAGCCGATCAAGGTTGAACCGTCGTGGCTGATGCGTCATGACCTCACCATCCTCTTCTCGAGTTCGTACTCCTCGAGCAGAACCTTCCGGCCGTCATCGAGCTTGACCTCGAACTTGTCGCCATCGCGGCCAACGATCACCCCGAGGAGGCCGTCGGCTACGTCGTCATCGTTGATGGGGAAGACCTGGACTTGGTCACCCAAGCCCAGGCCCTCCGGTTCGTCATCGTTGAAGCCGAACAGCCGTTCAAGACTTTCGAATACGAGGATGGCCACGATGCCGATGGCCATCCCCAGGTCGTAGAAGAAGTTTCGCAGTCGGCGCACTTCACACCTCCGCGTTGATGACGACGCCCTGAGCCTTGAGCTGTGCCAGGACCCACTTGATGGTCTCAGGCACTGACTCCCACTGGCGCTCGCCGTAGAACGAGCGGCCAACGTAGACGTCGCCCTGCTCCTCTTTCTCCACGTCGGTGGGCATCCCGTACCCGCCACCGACGCCGATCGCGCGTTGCACATCGAGCGGCCAGTGCTCCATAACGGAGAAGCCCAAGCGGCGCAGCATCCCCGGGTGAGCCAGTGCAACGGCCATCCGGTTGACGTCCATGGGCTGATCGGCATGCTTGATGGTGATGAAGTTGAACGCTTGGAAAGCCCCGTCGCCCCATCCACTCATGCCGTCAGTGACCACGATCTCGACGCCGTGGCCGGCGAACTCGAGGAGCTCGGCGAGGGCAGTCACGGCCGCGCCCTTCGCCATCATGCTGGCCGAGCTGACGCCAGCCGACGTGCTCATGTTGAGTACGAGCTTGATGATGCGGCGGCCAGCGTTCTCCTGGGTGACCGACTCCATGCGCCGCCAGCACTCCGGTTCGCCATCGAGGAACAGCGCGATGTCGATCTCGGCGCCCTCGACGTCCATGACGGGGTACTCGCGCTCAACGTGAAGCGCGATCTTGTCGAAGAGGGCCTTGCTGATGGTCTTGACTGCGCGCTCGCCCTCGTCCCATCCGTGCAGCGCCCGCTGGACTGTGCCGCCGAAGCCGTGGCCCAAATCCCAGTGGCTCGACGGTGGATGGTTCGCGTCAGCGGAAGCGGCGCCCATCCTGCCGGGCATGGGTGCCGAGGTGGCACGGGCGATCCACTCGCCCCACGTGAAGCGGGCCGAGTAGAACTTCGTGTTGCCGACGGTCTTGCGCTCTTCGAGCATGGCTTCCTCTACTTCGAGACGGCGGGGAACGGGCAGGCCGACAGGATCTTAGCTTTGGTATCCTTGTCGAGCCCCTTGAACAGGGTCATGTCGGCGATCTGTTCGATGGTGAACGGCGAATCGAGCAGCGCCTTCGCGCCCATGTAGGTGGAGCGCGGCGACACGATGACGCGCGGGTGATGGGCCTCGCAGTAGACCCGCACCTTCCGGATCCACTCGAGCCACAGACGACCGGCCTTCTCGTTGATGGCAGTCGCGATGCGCATCTCCAGTTCGTCGTCATTCTTCCACTCGATGACCGCGAACCGGTTGATGGTGGCGGCGTCGAGCTGCCGACGACCGCTGTGATTGGCATCGCCGCCCCGCCCTGGCGTATTAGCGGTAGCGACGCAGACGAAGTCGGCGTGACGCTCGATGCGCCCATCGGGAAACGCGCCATGACCGTTGGCGAGGCACGAGTTGAGCGAGGTCAGCAGCGCGTCGTTGGCGTTGTCGATCTCATCGATGAGGAAGACGCCACCGTTCTCGAACGCTTCACGGAAGAGCGTGCGGTGATACTTGCCGCCAGCATCGATGAACCCGAAGAGCCGCGACTCGGGGGTCTGCGGGTTGAGCGAGATGAGCCCGAAGCTGAGGCCCATCGCGTCGGCGGCCTGCTTCGTGGAGAAAGACTTGCTGACGCCCGGCTTGCCGAAGAGCATCACCGGCCAGCGATAGCCGTGCATGTCCTTCGAGTTGGCCCAATACAGCAGCTCGGGCATTTGAGCGTGCGCGCCCTCGACGCGGCGGATCTCGCCGTCGTCGCCGAGCAGCTCGATGGTCAGGGTCTTGGCGGGGAGCGCCAGCTCCTCGAGGCGCGACATCAGCGCATCGTTGAGGCCGCTCGTGACCGTCAGGACGAACTCGTCGAACTTACTACCGAGCTCCTTGTGCGCGCCCTCGAGAGCCTTGCGGGCGACGCTGCCCGCCACCTCCTCGGCCAGCTCACGAAGCTTCGACTCGTCCGTGACCGGGGCCAGGGGCTCGGGGATCGTTTGCATGCGACCCGTGCAGCGGTGAGGGTTCATGGTGTCCGCATCCCACTGCTTGTACCCGGTCTTCGTGGCGACGTAGAGCGCGTTCGCATCGCCGTTGACGTTGCAGTGATGCCACATCAGCGACTGCGTACCGCAACGCTTGCACGTGATGAGATGCCGGGTCTTCTTGTCAGCGTCGCAAGAACCGATCTCATGCTGCTTGCCTACCACCATGTGAGTTCTCCTTACTTAAGGTTGAGCCGTGTGCGCTGGCTTGCAGCGCAGGGCGAAGGTTGATGTTGATGCTCAGTCGTTGATGACGACCATGAGCGGGCCAGCGCCGTCGATGGCGCGCAACTCCCAGGCCAGGATCTCGTCGTCGCCATTGCGACGGGCCTTGGTGACGGCGTAGCGCTGAACGCGACCGGGCTCCAGCTGAACGAAGATGCCCTGCCGAGGAGCATCGCCCTCCTCGAGCTCATCGAAGCGCATGGGGACGGGCGAGTACTGCGAGGCCTCGATGACGATGTTGCCGTTGTCCTCGACAGTGAACTCCTCGAAAGCGACCAGGCGGATATTCCTCATGACTCACTTGCCTTTCGTGAGCAGAGCGCGCAGCTCCTGCTCGGTGTAGTCGGTTGAACGAAGCCAGCTCTTCAGAACCTTGAGCTCGAGACCGCGCTTGATGCGACGCGGCTTACGAGGAGTGCGGGCGGTCACGCCGCCACTCCGGTGCGCAGACGGCGGAGGTGCTTGCAGTCCCGCGCCTTGCCTTCGCGCTTGAAGGTCCAGCCAGGGCAGTCGCACGACAGGTCGCCGGTCACCACGTTGACCTTCACCTTGTAGTAACGGTCCGACGAAGACGACTTGAACTTGGTCACGAACGCGAACTTGTTGATAGCCATCACAACCTCCTCACGGTGGAGCCGCCGAAGAATTTCGGCGGCTCTAACGTAAGGGCGGGCCGAAGCCCGCCTTGCGTTACGAGATGAGGTCCCAACCGTCCTCATCGTTGAAGGCGTAGAGCCGACCGTCGGTGCAGCGGGCGTAGACGTCGCAGCCCTCGTAGTGGTCAAGCCACTCGGCCTGCCCTTCGAGCGGCTCGTAGTCGTTGTCGGAGTACTTGTCGAACCACTCCTGCCACTCGACTTCGGCCTTGTCGAGCAGGGCCGCACAAGCGGCCAGCGAAGTGACCGGCTCACCGTACTTGACGGTGTGACCATCGCCACTGCGCGTGAACTCGAGCTGGTAAGCACGACGAGCCTTGATACGCTTTGCCATGTAAAACCTCCTCACGGTGGAGCCGTCGAACAAGCTCGACGGCTCTAACGTAAGGGCGAGCTGCGATAGCCCGCCTTGTGTACGTTGCGAGTGGCATCAGCGCTTGAGCGCTTTGGCGGCTGTGCCCGGTGACCGCACTTGAAAGCATCTTTGGCGGCGGCCCCTTCCTCGCTTGCGGGTGTTCGACTCACCCCCGGTCACCCCATCGCCATCACAGCGAACAACATGGTGCAACCGGCCCGGATGCGCCGCGCTCCTCGGGGTGAGCAACCGGCCGTGACGGCCCGTCGCGCCTAGCGGCTGCGCGTGTTGCTTGCCTTGTGGAGTAGCGACTGGCACCGCGCGTTGACCCCTCACCGGGCGCGGGTGCTACCTTGGGGCTTGGGGGCCGGTCGCTTCCGAGGTGCGCCGGGGCTTCCCTTGCCTTGCCGCGCTTGCTTAGGTGGCCTGCCTTGCCTGCCCGCTGCGCTCGTGTTGTGAACATATAGTAGGTGGAAGGCCCCGTTCGCGCAAGTGAGTATTTTGAATACTCACGTAAGTTGTTGAAAATCAAGGGTGATATAGTTCGGGTTCGCTCAAATCCGGCGGATTGTAGAAGTCAACTATTTGCAGGCTCCTAGGGCCTCGCAAGTCGCGATTGGGGGCCACGGGGCCACGAGCGAACCCGTGCGCGCAGCCGGACCTAGCGGGGCCGCTCCAGGGTCACGGTTGCGGGGGCCTGCCCGCCCCTGCTACCAGGGCAGCGAAGGGCCGAAGTTCAGGCGGAGCAGGGGATCACAGCGAGGGGTCTCCAGCCTCACGAATGCTGGCGCGCTGTGCTGGCGACCTACGAGCCTTGACGGCCGCGATGCAGTCGGGGCTCCCGGGCTTGAACAGTCGGCAGATGAGTGGTCGCCGCTCGTAGATGCTGCACAAGCCCTCACTCGTGAGCTTCGAGCAGCGAACTTTCAGCTCGATGTCACCGTGACCATCCTCCGCTCCGGCAAACACGCGGATGAACTCCGAGGAGGTCGGGCTCTGTCTTGCGATCGCATCGCCAAGGACGTGGAGCGTTTCGCAACACGCTCCTCGGCACGCGTCACAGTTCATGTCAGGATTTGAACGTTCTCGACCGCCTCGCAGGTCGTCATGCCTGTGAGGTAGTCGTGAGTGAGGTTGAAGATCCTGAACACCTCACCGCTGAGCGTGCCCGTCGGTGACAGAGCCTTGCTCGCGTAGAGGCTGATCTTGTCGCCGATGAACGTGTCGATGAGCTGTCCTACTGTTGACAGTTGAACGATCCTCGGGACCTTCTTGAAGAGCCGAGCGTAGTAGTTCGGGAGCAGGCACAGGCCTCCTGTGATGGAGGCTCGCGAGAGGTATCCGTACAGATTGAAGATGTCCGTGGCCCCGGTCTTGATCGGCGCAGCCGCATCGGTGAAAGCTGGTGAGTCAAGATAGGTCTCGAACTTCTGCAGCGATTGGCGATAGCTGCCCCAGACACGGACTTCCCTGAACAGGATCTTGGGGTCATAGCGCATCTCGAAGGACTGATAGTCCCGATCACGCAGGACCCGGACGACTGGCGCAGAGTCGCTGTGCTTCCGGCACTGGAGCACGCCGTCGCCATCCAAGACCGTGTCCATCAGACCCATCTGGTCGAGCAGCCCGAAAGCCTTGAACACATCGTCGTCTTGGTTCAACAAGACCATGAGCATCTGGACGAAGTCACCGCTGAAGCTGAGGTTCCTGGCGTCAGCGAAGGAGTTCACATTGATGGTCGAAGGCGACTGCCGCAGATGCTTCTGCCAGAGCCACGAGTAGATCGCTGGAGGATTGTCGATGGCCGCGTTTGCGACGCCACAGATGCTTCCCAACGAATCATCGTAGTATCCGCCAACGAACCACCGAATGATGTGGTCCTTGTCAACATCGGTGAACAGAGGCTTCTCAGCGGTCCACGACGTAGTCGCTCCACCGCCGTGATCTCCCCTGACGTCATACCCGAGGAGCTCCCAGCTCCGCATGCTCACGCTGTCGATGTTTGGAAGTGCGACGGATGAGACCGAGTAGAGGTCGATGAAGACTCCCTTGCCACCGGTCCTGGACACCGTGATCTTGTGAGTGTTCTCAGCGTAGACTACGCTCGTGTTGTTGTCTGCGTCGTTGGCACGGATGGCAGCTTGAAGATCGAGAGCGACCTTCCACGGTGGACCCGACAAATCCAGATCGACGAAGGTCGGGTTTAGGTAAGTCTCGTTCATGTAGTAGAAACGACACCCGAGACCAATCTCCTGGCCTTGCTTGTCGAAGGCCATGTTGTGCAAATCCCGCTTGATCTCCCATCGCGTGTTGTTCAACGAGTAGTCGTAGTCGGCGTGTGAGACTACTTTGCCTGTAGTTCCGGCGACAGACACATTGACAGCGACCGTGAACGTGAAGTCACTCGTGACTGTGACCTGCCGACGACCGTTGATGTTCGGTGTAGAGTTGCTCCCAGAGATGGTGACGAAGTCATTCGTCGCGAGGCCATGCCGCTTCGACGTCGTGACAGCAGTGGGATTGGCAGCCGTGTTGCCAGTGATCGTGTTGGACAGGTCGTAGCCGTTGACGTTCTTGTCGGCCATCTCTTCGTTAGGGAAGATGATGGCGGAGTATCCTGTCGGAAGTCCAACGTTGACATTGTCAGCCACAGGCACGGCAGGATCGAGAGCCTCGTACAGACCATAACCGTTCGAGTTCACCCCGACGCGCGTGTACTTGAAAGCCTGCTCGATCGTGTCGCCAAAGACATAGTTCTTCGGAGTGCCCTCAGCCTCCCGATCAAGTCCGGACAAGTCCGCAATGCGATAGGCCTTCTCCAAGACACGCGATCTCGTGATGGTCCTGGAGTCCTCAAGGTCGATCACGATGCGGCCTTCCTGGGTCTTGAAGAGCGGCGTCTGTGACAAGCCCAAGAACGCTGTTCGCCAATCGTCGCGGCGAAGGAACTCTTTGTTAGAGAATGCTCCTCCGACTGAGATCTTAACAGGCTTTCGAAGAGGCAGCAAACTCGCGAACGCTTTTGTCAGAGCACGATTGCCATCGAGAATGGAGACCTTGCCCTGGCCGATGGTCTTAGCACCGAACGCGACCGACTGAGACTTGAGCTCAAGGACTGGCAACGAATCGATCTCCAATCCTGGCTGGTAGTACACTCGTCGCAGAACTGTTCTCAGACTGGCCCCGTCGTACTTCACCCATCCCGTGGTGACCGTCCCTCCACTGTCGTTCCTGAGCCGAAGATGAATCGACAAGCTCGTCGTGTCAGACGGATTCCGGAATACAAAGATGCAACGCCGCCACTGTCCATTCGTGAGTGGAAGTGGGACGTTGTTCGGAGGCACAGAAAACGACTCTCCGTCCGCGTTCATGAACTGACCAGATCCGGCTCTTACACGAATCGCTGGGAAGACACCGACTGGCATGTCCGGATCAGTCTTGTAGTAGAACGTGTACCACGTCTCACGACCAGCTCCGAGATTTCCGTTGTTGAATCCCGGAGGTGACGTAGCACCATCGATGAGTACTCCACCGTCAGAGGCGTTGGGAAGTCCACTTGCTCCCGGTGAAATCTTGAGCGAGTAGGGATCCTTGGATGACGGGGCAGCATCGGTATCCTGATCAAGCCTGACTCCCGATGCGGCCACTCCGGAAGGAGTCCAGAACTTCGGGACCGTGGGGCTTGTCCAGTAGGCGAACCCTCCATCGACGAAGCGCTCGGGGAGAAACAGAGGATGCCGCTCACCACGAGTGCCAATGTTGAACATCAAGTGGATGACGAACTCCTCGGACGTTGAAGGATTGGAACTGTCAGGAAGCCACCAATAGACGGTCAAAGTCCCGCCCTTGACCATCTGGGTCTCATCGTAGAAGAATGTTCCAGCCGCCATGGAGGCAAGACTCTCCGCAAAAGACAACGCTCGCGGTGTCCTCATCGCCTCCATGCCAACGATCGGTCGTATTGCGCCCGCCCAGGTCAACGCAGAATCAACACTGAGGTCTGTGTACCTGATTGATCCCAAGTAAGTCCCAGTCTTGGTGATGGCCTTCCCAAGCACGAGATCAACGTATCCCTGACGTCGAGCACGATTGTCACGCTGGAAATCCCCATGAGTACGGAGGTTTCCGAGGAGGCCTGTGCGGCCGAAGCCGATCTTGTTGTCGGAAGCCGACGGCATCAGCCGATCACCTCAAGAAGAGAGACGCTGGCTTCCCAGAGGACGGGTCTTGAGTCCTCGACAGTCTCGAAGCTGAACCCCTCGTTCATGAAGACGTATCGCCCGGAGTAGATGTCGTTGGAATCCTGAACGAACAGGAACGGCCCACCGATCTTGACTTCCTTGGCGAAGCTCTCGAGCACGAGCTTGTCAGCATCTGTGATGCGATGGATGGTCACGCTCAGTACTCGACGCGTCTCACGATCGACAGCCGAATGGGCTCCTTCCACAGCATACGCGATGGTGGTCAACTCATCGCGGGTATCGGATACACCCATCGCGATACCCGTGAGGAACTGACCATTGCCAACGAACCACTTCCCGAGTGACAGAAATCCTGCGTCGTTCTGGACGTCTTCCAAGATCAAACGCCAGAATCTAAATCCTACTTGGTTGAACTCCTTGAGACGGATATCGGATCTCTCGCTAGGATCCGGGTCAAGCGTGACGTTGAGCGAAGGAGTCGTTGCGAGCAGACCTACGCCGACCAAAGTGGAAGCACTCCCCTGAAGCTTCGCAGTCCCCTGCTCGGACAGATCATGCCCGAGAATGTACCCGAAATTCGCATTTGGCAGAGCTGATCCTGAGACCTCGAAGTCGGAGCTGTGTGAGGTGAACGCAGTTGAATCCGAACCTGTGAAGAAGCCCATCGTACCCCATGTTGACGTCGCTACGTTCACACCCGTGCCAGTCAACAGCACATGAGGAGTCAGGCCAGGAGTCGCGAATCCGAAGATGTTGCTACCGAACTCGACCATCCAGCCCATCGTTGGATCAGCAGTCGCCAGCAGTTCTGCCGCTTTCGCAGCGAGCGTTGACCCGGAGTAAGTATCGGCAGGGATCGTGATCGAGATGTGCTTGTAGACTGCTCCGTTCGATCCACCCACGGTGACGTTGACGGGGATGGTGAATGTGCTGGCCCCTGTCACCGTAGCGATCCACGAACCGTTGATATCGGGAGTGCTGCCCGTGTGATCACTGATCCTGACCCGATCACCGTTCGTCAGGTTATGTGGAGACGAAGTCGTGATGGTTGTTGGATTTGCAACCGAAGACGACGTGATGCCGGCTCGATAGCTTCCAACGTCCAGCTTGTCGTTGAAGCCGGAAGTGATCACGAACTCGTCGAGTGTCGCCGTGAGGCCAGCGTCAAGGTTGATTGAACGACGGCTCTGCCACGAAGCTTTGTTGCTGACGTGAAGCGCAGAAGAGGCCCGATCGATGTCCAAGAACCCGAGGTCCCTGTGAGCCGATCTGGCGAAGTTCGCTCCCGTGTTGAACAGGAGACTGAACGATACTCCTGCGCTGAAGCTCACGATGCCTGTCGTAACACTCCTGGTCACGCTCCACGCCTGAGCATCGGCAGCATTCATCGCTGCTACGACAGCCGTGGCGTAGGCCGAGAACGTCGCATAGTGAGCTTGAGCGATCGTAGCGACCTTGACGCCGCCACGATTGAAGTCGATTCGGTCGTTCTCTCCTGTGCGAACATCGTATCCGAAGAGCCACTGGATGGCGTCGGTCACACCGATCCGGAAGAGAGCCTCTCTGGTCATGCCCGGTTCTTCCGATGACGGAGTGAGCAGAGCTCCTGCCACCGTCACCAGATTCGTACGGAAGATCTTCGGCAGAGCCATGATCTACTCCAGCATCCCAGCGCGCTTGCGCCGATTGAGCACGCCGTCGAGCTTCTCTCCTCCGATGAACACGCTGACGGGTCCACCCGTGCCAGCATTGCGGACTTCCTTCATGAGTGCCCGCATCTCAGCGATGGTCCGCTGTCGATCCTTGCGCACTTCGTCGAGAGGCTGGATGACCTCAGGACCCCTCTCGCCAACGAGGCCAAGCGTGGGTCGCGTAACGACTCCGCCCTTTGCGAACGGCTCGAAGCGGATGCCGTGCCCCGTCTCGAACTCGCCTTCACCGTTGAACTGGATAGGAACGTTGATCGGCGGGATGTGTGCGCTGCCGACTCCCATCAGCGCATCGATGAACTCGTTCAGACGATCGATGAGCTTGGCGAACTGTTGATCGAGCGTCTCACTGAACGTGATGCCAGCATCCTCTGCTGACTTGAACGCGTCGCCGTTCTCATCGATGAGCTGACCCGACTCGATGAACTGATCCACCATCGGACGCATGGCTTCGGGCAGAGCCTGCCCAGTCGCCATCGCCTGATGGAGGAAGTCATTCATCGCCGGACCCATCCGCTCGATGACAGTGTTGACATCGATGCCGGATGCGGTCAGGAGCTGGAATTCAGAGAAGAGCTGTTGAGCCTGCTCAAGAAGCTGTTGCTGTTGGAACTTCGGACCGAGCTCCTCGATGGTGAATCCGTACTTCTCGACCGCAGCGTTGAGAGCCTCTTGAGCCTGCTTCTGCGTGTCGAAGATGCTGTTCACCTCCTCGACTGCGGCCTGCCACTCTTGGACAGTGTCCGCGTCGAAGATCTTCTTCATGAGCTCTTCGTGACCCGCTTGGGCCAGCGATTGATGGAGGTTTTCCCATCCACCAAACGTGTCCAGGAACGCGTCACGGAGATCGTTGACGTCCTCCTCTTCGTCGTGGAAGAGGCCACCGATCAGAGAGCCCAGGCCCTTGAGGGCGGGTCCGAGGAGGGCGCCGATTCCCGGCAGAACACTCCCGACAGCCTCCGCGACTGCGACCCCGAAGTGATCCCCGAAGAACGTCGTGATTTCGCCCCACAGGGCAGCGTCTGGTCCGAAGATTTCCTTGCCGATCGCGCTTCCAACTGCGTCGAAGATGTTGCCGCCGCCTTGGATGGTTTGGAGGATGACATCGGGAAGACCCTTGAAGGCCTTCGAGATGTCGTCGTTGAACATCTTCCCGAACGTGGTGCCCATCGCGTGCGGGAGCTTCGCAAGTTCACCGGTCGCAGAGATCGCACGAACACCGAGCTCCGACAGAGCTTTCGCAAGGAGCATGTATGCATCCTTGCTTTCTCCGCCGAGTTGGATCTGCTTGATGAGTTCGTCTCGCAAAGTCTCGAGTTGATTCGTCGAGAGCTTCGTGACACCACCGAGCTCACCAGTGACAGCGACCAATTGACCGAGCTTGGCGTTCGCATCCAGGACCGTCGGTCCAAGGAGATGATGGAACTCGTCGAGCTCTTGGTTGAAAGCACTCAGCTCTTCAGTGCTCTTCTTGAAAGCTTCCTCTGCAGACTTCTTGAACGCGTCAGCAGCGGCAGCGCTCTTGAACAGAGAGTCGCTGTGCTTCTTGCCCGCTTCGGCGGCAGCATGGTGCTTACCGACGGAGTTCTCAACCTCCTTGGACAGATTCTCGAACTTGCCCTTGACGGTCTCAGCGATGCCAACTCCCTTGTCGAGCACCTCCTGATGCTCACGGAACGCGTCGCTGGCCTCATTGATGGCATCCGTTGTTGACTGCTTGAGCCGGTCCCAGATGTTGAAGATGTCACCCGGATGAGCGAAAGCTTCGAACAGTGACGCGATGATGTTGCCGAGAATCTTCGCTCCCGTGGTGAGAGTCGTCCAGATGTCCGCGAGGGCCTTGAAGATAGCCATCCCCACTTCGACAACATCGATGGCGTTCACCAGGGCATTAGCGAAGAACACGATTCCAGCATCAACGAGAGTCTGAAGCTGTTCCTTGTTCTCCTGCACCCAGACGGACAACTCACCGAAGATGTCGGTGAGTCCCTCGATGAGAACGTGGAGTGGTTCAGACTCCACGATCACAGAGGCGATGTTGTTCTTGAGGCCACCGAACGTCATGCCGAGCAGACCCATCTCATCACCGAGGTCATCGGCGGCTTTGATGGTGTCGGCGGACATGACGATGCCGAGCTCCTTCGCCCGGTCCATTGTCTCTTGCAGATTTGCGCCGAGAGGAACGAGCTTGGCTCCTGCTCTGCCGAGGAGCTCGGTGGCAACGGCAGTTCGGTCCATCTCGTTAGGGATCTTCGAAGTCGCTTCAAGGATGGTCTGGAGTTGCTCTTCAGGCTTCATGTCCTTGAGCTGTTGAGTGCTCAGCCCAAGGAACTTGACCGCGTTCTCGACCTCCTTGTTTCCGTCGGACAGACCCGTCTGGAGCTTTCGAAGACCTGTGGCGATCTGCTCACCACTGACACCGACGGCAGCTCCAGCAACGCCGAACTCCTGCAGAGCTTCTGTGCTCGCGCCGAAGGCCGCTGAGGTGTTCGTGACCTCATCGGCCATGTTCATGAGGTTGTCTGCGAAGCCCAAGATGGCCGCGCCAGCGGCCTCGGCCATGTTGACAATCCGTTCGCCGAGGGCAATGCCAATCCCGGCTTGCAGACTGCTGCCGATCTGGTTCATCTTCCCGGAGAACGAATCCTGGAGATCGATCTCGCCTTGAACAGAACCGACGTTCAAAGGCATCTAGGCAGCTCCTCTGATTCTCGCGTTATGCGACTCGGCGATGGCTTGAGCGTAAGCCTTCATCTGCTGCCACGGCATGACCTTTGGCTTGGGCTTCTCCGCATCTCCGAAGTAGAGCTTGCAGTCCTCGAGCTCATAGATCTGCGGCCGCTTCTTCTTGTCACGGTTGACGTTCGCGATTACTTGCACGACCGACCCGAACATGTCCGCCATCTTTTGGTCCCCGAATGGCTCAAGCTCCTCGAACACCATCCAATCGATGAGCTGCTGCGGTCTCATCGACCGCAGCATCCCGTCGACATCCGGAACCCCAAGATTCAAGGCGAGGCGATGCGCGAATCGAAACGCGCTGCCCCGCCTCAGTCGTTTTTTGACGCCTCGCGCGACTCCTTCGTGAGACCGTTCACACGGATCACGGCGTCCTGGAGGATCATGAGGGTCTTGTAGCTCTTGCGCTTGATACGCTCGATGTCCTCGAGGGTGAAGATCGGCTCACCCTTCTCGTCGATCGCCGACATCACGACGGCACGAGCGATCGATTCCGAGCGCTTCTTGGTGTCGGCGTCGATGAAGTTCGCCGCCTCCAGTCCGGAGATGCTGCGGATGCGCACGCATCCCTTGAACGCGGGGAGGTAGACGTCCTCGAACTCGTCGTCCTTCGTGTCGAGGAACTCCGCCGCGCTGAGCAGCTTCTTGGTCTGCTCGTTCTTCGCCATGACCCATCTCCTAGCTGCTGATCAGGTTGATCAGCTGAAGTACTGCGGCCCCGTCGGTCGGATCGTGACGTCGGCCACCAGACCGTCGTCGACCGGAGCCGACGGACCGATGTTGATCACGTACCCGCTCATGAGCCACTGCGACCCGTCCGGGAACGTGGTGCGGTATCCGTCCTTGGTCCCGTCGATCCACGCCTTCGTGAGACCGGTGAGGTGATCGTGCGTGCCCAACGTGGGCTTGAAGCCGATCGTGAACGTGTACTCACCGCGACGCTTGATGCCGACCACGAACGTGTCGTAGTCGTCGTCCTGAGCGGTCGTCTCGATCGCGTTGCGCGTCAGCGGCGACGGCGTGAGATCACGCAGCTCCCCGATCGTCGAGAACGTGGTCGGAGTTGCGGCGGGCGCGCGAGCGAGCAACGTCCCGTGCGCCGAGATTGCCTGATTGCCCATCTATTCTCCTCCTCTTCTTACGGCGTGACCGACTGGTTCCGGATGTTCAACGCAACGTAGGCATTTCGTGCCATCAACCGAGCATCAACGTAGTTCGGCGCTACGACTCTGACCTGAGCAGTAGGACGATCGTATCCTGACAGATCATTCTGAATGCGAAGAGGTGGACCTCCTCCGTTCTCGATGAGCTGAAGATACGGCCCTCCTTCGGCTGGGATTTGAGCCATCGTTCCGGCGAAGATGTTCGTGTTGAAGACTCCGACGGCTGCGGTCACGAGGAGCTTGACGAGTTCCTCGAGAAACGTGAGTGAAGGCTCCTTGACGGCTTGCACATTGAACACGATCTGTGCCCGATTGTTCTCGTCCGACGCGATGCCGATCGGGGGCTGAATCGGCGAGAGCTCTCTGTACCAAGTCGCCATTACTCAAGCCTCGCTTCACGGGCGATGTCGGACAGCAGCGTCGCAGCCATCTCTTCGATTCCGCGCTTGAGGTAGAACGGCCCGCCATGAGTGTGGTGATAGGTCGTATTCTCGTGCTGGTCCTCAGCGTAGAGTGCAGCCGAGCCTCCGAAAGACATCATGACGGCAACACGACCAGGGATGGGAGTGACCATCCCGGTTCCACGAAGGATACCATCCCTCACTGGAACGTAGTCGTCCTTGATGACGGTCATCTTGAGCTCGGCCTTCAAGACCAGAACAGCCTTGACCTTGAGGGGATAGTCGCGAGCGATCTTCTTGATCTTGTCGGACATCTCCTTCTGGCCCTTGAAGGTCACCTTCAGCAAGCGATCCTCGCAGGAGACAGAGCCTCGTCGATAACCTCTCGGAAGCGCTCCCCGATAGCGCGCCACCGGAACTGCGGCTGAACGACCAGCTCACGTCCTCTCGCGGCCAAAGACCGACGAAGGTTCTGGTCACGATAGACCAGATCGAGAGCCTTGATGAACTCACCGCGATCAGCGATGCCACCGATCGCGTTGATGTGGTTCGGAGTCACACAGATCTCCGAACACGGCACCTTCACGACGGTGTCACCGGGCCATTCACCGAGAGCAGCCCAGTCGGGCACGATCTGCGGCACACGGCAGGCCATCCCCTCCATGTGGGTCAAACCCCATCCCTCGCCCTGGGTCGTGCTGATCTGCACATCGAAGCACGAGTAGGTCATGTTGAGACCGCTCTCGCTGATCCCCAGGCCGATCTCCGGTTCCGCGAGGATGAGCCTGTTCGAGAGCCCATAGTACTTCATGAGCTGTGACACATCGTAGCCCTGATCGCCGGTCGGGGCCACGTGAAGGAACAAGAACGCATCCCTCACGTCGAAGGCCTTCACCCACTCGGCGAAGTACGCAACCGTCAAGTCGAGTCGCTTCCGCGGCTGATTGCGGTTGACGTTCCCAACGATGTACGCTTCGTGGGTGTACTCCGGCAGACGACCCATCTTCCGAGCCTCGAGTGGATCATACTGCCGACGATAGACCTCCAAGTCGACACCGAGTGGGACCACCGAGGAGTCTCCGGAGTATCCTCCGAGCTGAGCTTCCTTGCGACCGAACTCGGTCCAGAAGATCGCGTGAGTCAGGCCGTTGAGCCAGTTCCCACGGCAGTTCTTCCCGTCGACGGGCATTGATGCGATGGAGGGTACGTTCCCGATCTTCTTGAGGTACATCGGGACGTTCCACGGATCGTTCTGAACGATCACCACGTCGGGCTTCAACCCGTTGACCAGCGAGGCCGTGCGACCGACTCCGAACCCATCGCCGCCGGGCATACACGGATAGATGGGATAGGGCCAGTCGTGTGGATCACCACCGTAGTTGAGCCCGAGCACGTGAACTTCCCAGGTCTCCCTCAAGACGTCCAGGACCTTGTGAGTGCAACGCGCGAAACCGGACGCGACGTCCGCGTCACCGATCCAGAGAAGCTTGCGATTCATGAAGTCACTCCTTGTTTTCCGGTTGGATGGTTGCCTCACGAGGCACGAGACGACCGAGTCCTCGGAGAGTTCCGTCGCCTTCGACGTCGCGCTCGGTGAGGATCTTCTCGAACTTCTCCTTCAGAGGCTCCTCTTCACGGATGTGATCCGCGAAGGCTGCTGCCATGACGTCGACACGAGTGTGAAGCGCATCGAGCTTCTTCGTATTGTCTTCGACGGTCTCACGAAGAGCGTCGATCTGGTTTCCACCCGAAGTGATTCGAGCGCCATGATCGGCCAACACCTGACTCGTAGTCGTGTGATGACGAATCACGATACCCTTAAGCTCCTCGAGCCCGTCGTGAATCGAACCGTTGCCCTGCCGTGGATCCGAGCGTTCTCCTTCGCGCAGCCATCCACGAATTGCACCGGCGATCCGCTTTCGGTTGCGCCAGATCATCGGAGTAATCCGAATCCCGATACCGACGGCAGTGAGTGACGCGGCCCATTCGGCGACTTCTCGAATCACTTCTGCACCGCCGCCGCAGTCTTGACTCTTTCGGCCGCCTCACGACCGACTGTCTCTTCGACTACGTCAGCAGCGTCCTGCACGACCAGCTTCTTGTTCTCTCGCTGAGCCTGAAAGAAGAAGTGGCCCATGAGGAACATCGTTCCACCGAACTGAAGAACCGATTCGGGAGTGATCGGCCTACCGAGCATGGGCCGAACGCAGATCCAGCAGGCCCATGCGCCCATCGCCATCCCGAAGAGGTACGGCACCATCGGACGAGCCGCGAGCCGCCACACGCTTTCGCTGAGAGTGTCCTCGGGAAAGCGGTTGATCAGGGTCCACCCCTCGTACAAGAGGTAGACACCGAGTGCAACAGCGAAACGCCAGTCGAAGATGTGCCAGATGAAGTACAGCAGACCCAACCCGATGGTCGCTCCGACCACCATGTTGGAGTAGCCGCCGATCTTCTCCCGAGCCGATTGGGTCATGCTACTTCCCCACCGCCACCGAGAGAACGACGTAGTTCCCTTGAGGCTCAGCGACTGGTCGACCGCTCACGTTTCTGTATCGCTGTTGGATGCCGAGGACTGCGGCCCCGAGGAGCTGGACGTTTGCTCCCTCGAGAGGCTGACCAGGCTGTTGTTCGTGAAGCTTGATAGCTCCCTCCAGTCCCGCCGCGAGGCCGTAGGAGCCATCCAAAGTGTGACGCTGATCGGCGTTGAGGGACACCTCCAAGTATCCCTCCTGATAGCCGCCGAATCGCAGCGCGAGCTTGCCGTATCGTACGGTCTTCACGAACGGAGTTGGATCGGTGCCGAGGCGAGTCCCGAATCCCGCATGGATACATGCGGAGAAGTTCAACACCGAAGCGAAACGCTGGCAAAGCCCGATTGCCGGTTCGATCGTTGTGAACGTCGTCGGATCCAGTTCGGTGAGTGACACGCCTGGAGTGCCGAGCACGTCGATCTTGAACAGGAGCCGTGTCGCCATCGTACGCTGCCACAACGGCAATTCGACATTGACACGGAAGAACGGCGTGGCCCCGGTTGCTCCCGAGGCCATCGTGACACTTCCTCCAGCCAAGAGGCCGACGTAGACGGAACAGTTCTGGTCCTTGGGACACGGGTCGGTCGGCTGAGCCGCGACCGGTACGGCCAGCAGAACGGCGATCGCTGCTGTCGCGAAGCGCATGGCCCCTCCTACGGGTTCACGGTGAAGGTCGTGCAGCTCCTGCCGCCGGGCGAACTCACTTCGGCACAGGCCTCCATGGATCCCGGCGAAGAACACGTCACGTGAGGGTTGAACCCGTGTAGATCACCGGTCAACTCGCACGTTGCCGGAACGCTCAAGGCCGTGGCGACCGGGTCGAAGTCCTCGGGAACCAGACGCGGAGGCGGGTTCGTATCCGGATCCGTCCACGGATCGCCCATCATGCGAAGACTGCCCGAAGAGACGCCGTTGATGGTCCAGTTCACGGTGCTGCCGTGGCACTCCGCCGAAACCTCGCTGCCGTCGGAGGCTCGTGGGGTGACGTCGAGCACCTCACCGACTCCGACGCGCGTGGTCGTCCGACCTCCTGCTCCCGAGAAGCCGACGGTCACGCGAGCGACCGCCTTGCAGCCGGGCGAAGGCGACGGCGAACCGGACGGCGAAGGGCTCGGCTGGTTCCCGATGATGATGGTGATGTCGTTGTCCTCGTTGGTCGGCAGAGGCGTGTTGCACGACGCCAGTGACAGAGCTGCCAGCGCGATTGCGAGATGCGGCAGGTACTTCTTCATGTTCCCTCCTTAAGGGATGCTCTGGAGAGCCGGGCGACAAGTCGCAGTGTAGAGACGGATGCTGTACCCCGAGGCCGTCTCAACGTCGAACTGCTCACTGTAGTCGTTCGTGCTCTTGACGGCGATCTCCTCGCCATCGAAGTCTGCGCAGAAGCCGTGGATTCTGAGAAGAGCCACGACCATGCTGTGATACGCAGCTGACTTACCCGGACGGATCCGCCAATCGGTCTCCGAACCTCCGGGTCGTACGTCATTGACGTCCACGAGAGCGGGCATGGTCGCACCAATCTCGTTGAGCGCACCGTCGATCGCGTAGCGCAATGTCGCGTTGAGCTTGCGACATCCGCTTGAATCACCGTTTCCTCGAGGCAGGCCACAGCCAGGAACGATCGTCGGAACCGGCGTCGGCGAAGGCCCCGAGGAGGGTGTCGGCGTCGGGGTCGGGGTCGGTGCTGGCTCGATGCGACACGTGGCCGCGAGTGTCAACAAGGCAAGACAGATGATCGCGAGGGTCTTCATGGCTGCTCCTTCAAGTAGGCTTCGGCGAGCTTCTCGTCGTACTTGTTCTTCGCGTAAGCCGGACCGTTGTACTGACGCGCGAACGATGGCCAGTTCTTTGTGCGAATCGCATCGGCCAACGACTCGTCGCTCTGCACGAAGTTCACGAACGCGCGCAGGTGATCGTCGACGCTGCGGTACATCGCGTTGATGAACCGCTGAAGTCTCTGGAATCCGGCACGTTCGAAGTTCAAGCCCAAGATCTGGAACAGACCCCACGAACAGGACTTCAAAGCAGCATCCCGATCCAAGAGTGCAGCCGCTGCCAGCTTCGCGTGCTGAAGCGACGATGGGCCATACCCTCCCGGCGTGACCATCGAAAGGAACGAGTGCTCCGGTTTCGTGGTCGAAAGCTTGACCGCATCGTACTTCCCACCGGTCAAACGATGGAACAAGTGACGCTCGAACAGAATGACTGGAGTGTCGTCATCGAGGAAGCCACCGAGTGGTCCCGACTCGACGCGAGTCACAGCTTTGATTGAGGCCACTTCGCAGCTCAACATCCAAGCGGCTGCGGCGAAGCTTGCATCCGACGGATAGTCTTGCTTCACGACAGCACCTTCCCCCAGAACTCACCCGCGATGCGAGGCCAGGAGAACCTCTCGGCGATCACCGAGCGTTCCTCTTCGGTCACAGGCTCCGGAGGCTGAGCCATCACTTGCATGAGCTGCTCGATGAGAGGCTCACCAGAACACTCCCGAACGAAGACCGCATGACCGTTGTACCACTCTCGAGCGTCGTCCCTGTCGAACAGGATGGGACGACATCCGCTGAGCAAGCCTTCGAGAGCCGGCAGCTCGAAGCCCTCGCCGAACCTGAGGCCCGACACCCACTTCGAGCTGCGATAGATGCTCGATAGCTCGGGGTCGGAGATCCCCTGTCGGGAGCACCACGTCGGTTCTCGTCGCGTTCTCATGCCCTCGATGAACATCGGCCCGACGTGAATCACATCCATGCCGAGTCGCTGACAGGCTTCGGCCATCTCCTCGATGGCCTCGGCACCAGGACCTGCGACGTATCCGGACGTGACAGCTCCGATGAACCGGCCATTGCGACCGAGCCCGAACGTCAACGGATCGCAGCCGAGAGGAGCGTGCATGTACGAAGCACCGACAGGCATGATCTTCGACAGGTCATAGTAGCTCCACGTGAGGACCGAGTCATACCACAGGTGATGCCATGCTTCGGTCGTCCGAGGCTGGCAACAGTACTGGATCACAGCATAAGGGATGGTGAGCTTGCTCGCGAACTCGACTGCATCCGTTCCGATCACGTGAAGGACCGCCAGCTCAGCATCGCGCAAGTCCTTCGTGAACGTCACGTCGGCAGGAGCGTTCTTCTTGAGAGCGAGTGCGACCCGATCCATGGCCGCCGACATCGCACGAAGTGGATCGACCAGAACTCTCACGCTTGCCTCACCGAGATGTCCGTCCTGACTCCGATCCTGTATCCCTGTCTCCTCGCGTCTTCGCACCATCCCACCAGACAGTAGTCGTTGCGAATGCGTGCCCGTCTGGCGACTTCACTGCGCATCACCAAGCAAGAACCGACGCTGTCCACTTCAGTGACACGTCCCGATGTGAAGCACAGGCTCGGATGATACGGAGGGAACGGCCCAAATCGCTGACCGTTCTTGCGAAATCCCCAGATGTCGTAGAACGCATCACCGGCCATGACGAGTGGAGAGAAGACGTCGAAGCCCTCCGTTCGTTGCACCGCGTTCTCGACCAGAGCCGCGATCACGTTGGCGTGCCAGTAGAGATCACTCTCGACATAGACCAAGTAGTCGTCGTCGGGTGTGACCGACTCGAAGATCGCATTGCCAACACGAGACAGAGCCTTCATGCGATCAGGCTCCTCGGTCGAACCGAACCATCGCTGACCGTGTGAACAGTCTGGCAGTTCGATCGTGAAGCCGTGACTCCGCATGTTGATGATCTTCTGGCGAGTATCGTCCGTTGAATCGCCCTCGGCTGCGATCACACGGATGTTACATCCGAGGAGGCTCTGAAGGCGGGCGACTCTGTCGAAGTAGGACGAGATCACCCACTCGCTGTTCCTGAACGCCGATCCAACGACTACGTTCACCCGATGATCCTCTTCGCCAGGAACTTGGCAGGCACTCCGCCCCAGATCTCCCACGCGGGGATGTCCTTCGTTGCGACGCCGCCAGCAGCGAGCACAGCTCCCTCGCCGAGCGTGACTCCGGGCAGTACGACAGCGTTCGTGAGGACCGTCGCGTACTTCTTCAGAGTCGTAAGGGTCTTCTCGACGCGTTGCATGTCCTTCGGGGCACACGCGCTCATCGTGACTGCGTAGACGGCGTTGCTTCCGGAGATGATCTTGCCGCCACTCGCGACGGCCGCGTAGTCTTCGATCACGGTCATCCCTCCGCCGATGCCGAGATGTGCGAAGCTCGCGATGTGGACGTACTTCCCGATGTGCAACCCGAGACCGATCTCGAGCTTGACCCATGTGTCGATGCGTGAGCCATCACCTACGAACAGCCGCGACAGATCACCGGTCTTCACGATCGGTTCGTAGAAGATGGCTGGCCCCGGAGACAGCAGCTCATCGAGGTTCATCTGATCCTCCAGGAACTGCCGGCATCTTTCCTGTTGTTCTGCGCTCATGAGATGCACTCCTCGAGCAGCTTGACCACGTTCTCCGCGTCCTTGGCGGTCATGTCTGGATACGTTGGAAGACTGATGCCCGAATCACCGATGACGCAAGCGACTGGAAACTCCGAGTCGTTCTCACGATACATCGGCAGTCTGTGAAGTGGTACAAACGTCGGCCTCGTCTCGACCCCTCGGTCTCGAAGCTGACGCATGACGAGATCGCGCTTGACTCCCGGTGGCAACACGCCCGTGAACATCCATGGCGCGATCACGCCATCTGGTCCCTGAGTCGGCGCTTCAAGGAGTTTGCCTGTGCTCCCACGATAGAACTCGCAGACTGCTCGACGCCTCTGCAGGAAGTCGTCGACCCGCCGAAGCTGAGCGCGACCGACGGCTGCCTGCAGATCCGTCAAGCGATAGTTGAACCCGACTTCCTCATGATAGAACCGACGCTTGCCCTGGGCCTGACCACGAAGGAGCCGAGCACGATCGTAGTCAGTCTTCGAACGGCAGATCACTGCTCCACCTTCGCCGGTCGTGATGACCTTGTTGCCGTAGAAGCTGAAGCAACCGAAGTCGCCGATGGTGCCGCAAGCACGACCTCGCCACGATGCGCCAACGGCCTCGGCAGCGTCTTCGACGATGTCGAGCCTGTGCGCCAGCGCGAACTGCGTGATCTCGGTCATGTTGCACGGCACACCGTAGATGTGAACCGGCATGATCGCCCGAGTGTTCTCACTGAGCTTGCGTTTTGCATCCTCGAGGTCGATAGTCCAAGTGATGGGGTCCACATCAACAAGAACCACCTCACCGCCGACGTACCTGACCGCGTTCGCCGATGCGACATAGGTGATGTCAGGAACGAGCACCTCGTCACCATCACCGATCTTTGCAGCCGCGAGTGCGAGATGCAGCGCTGAAGTCCCCGAGGAACACGCGACCACGTATCGCGTCCCGAGACGTGACGCGAGTTCCTTCTCGAAAGCTTCAACCTCCGGGCCGTGAGTGATCCATCGCCGTCGGATGACAGAGAGGACGGCCTCCTCCTCATAGACCGTGAGCGAAGGTTTGCTGACGTGATACATGATCAGAAGAAGACGACCTGATGATGCACGTTGTTTTCGTCCGACTCGGTGTGAACGTGCATCGCAGTCGCTTCGACCCCCGGCTTGAACCGTGTGGGGAGAGTGTAGACGTGATTGTCGGCGGTCAACTGGAAGTCGCCGCCGACGATCACCTCAAGGTCGCTTGTGAGGAGTCCCTTTGTGGTCTGGACCTGCTGTGTCTTCCCGTTGATCATGGCCGGAACGGTGAACGGAGTCCCGAGCGTCTTCTTCCCGAAGCCATCGCGTGTCACGGGGATCACCGTAACGGTGAATGGAAACAGGTCGAGCAGGTCCGGAACGATCGGGTCGGCCATGACTCACAGCACTCTGAACACGTGCGAGCCGCTCTTCTTCAGCTCGACTTCCGCGCCCTTCTCACGAAGGTCTTGGATCACCTTCGCGTACGCTTCTTCCGAACTCCCACCGTATGTGATCGACAGGGCACCCACCGACTTGGACACGATGTCGCCGCCCATGACCGAGATGCGCATGGCGACGCGAGCGGCGGCAAGATACTTGTTCGGCTCCTCCGCGAGGATCGCGGTGATCTCCTCATCGGTCACACTCGCGGAGGTTACATCGGTATCACCCGTCAGGAACCTGACCCAGTCCAGATCCCTGTCGAGTACGATGTGGTACGTGGCAGACATGGCAGGTCTGGCTTACTTCGCCAGCTCCTCGAGCCGAGCTTCGATCGCGTTGAGCACGCCCTGACGCTGCTTGCCGTCCTTCTCCTCGGAGCGCAGCTTCTTGAGTGTGTCGACGTCCTCGATCTTCTCGATCTCGGCCCTCACGTCGTTGACCGTCCCGGTGAGCACCTCGGCGGTGACCGACTGGCCCTTCGAGGAGCCCGAGGGCTCGCCCGCTCCCCAGCCGACACCGTCTTCGGGCACGAACTTGTCCTTGAACTGCACCGACTGCCGACGGTTGAGCTGCACGACCGTGCCCGGCTCGACCGGCTCGCCGTCCACGAAGTGCTTGCCGACGTCGCTCTTGAAACGATACGCCTTCGTCGGCTCCTTCGGCGTCTCTTCCTTGTCTTCCGCCATCACGACACCTCTCAGAAGTTGAACGCGGTCCCTTGTCTAGAGCAGGCCCGAAGGTCTAGCTCATGTGGAAGACGCCCGAGCGACCCTGGGCGTCCGCGCGGATGAGCGGCACCTGGATCGTGAACGCCTTGAACTTCACGAAGAAGCCACCCTCGACGTCCCACTGGACGGTCTGCAGCGGCTCGCCGTCGACCAGCGCGACGACGTCGCGGGTGGCCTGCACCATGACGACGGTGCTCGCGGGCATCTGGTCGACCACGCGCACGGCCTGGATGCCGTCGACCTCCAGGATGCGCTGACGGATGCTCTTGTCGGACGCGGCCTTGAGGTCCTCCTCGACCTTCGTGCTGGAGTTCGCGCTGACGTAGAGCCAGTAGGGACCGAACATCCGGTCGCCCTCCAGGCCGGCCTTCATGGTGAGCACGTCGGCGATGATCTGGTCGCCGGTCTTCGAGCCGGTCCACGCGCCGCCCGTGCCGTAGGAAGCGGTGTTCCGGTTGGGATGGTTCGTGAGCCCGTAGATCGTGGAGCCCAGGAAGGTCTTGCCTCCCTTGAACAGCATCTCCTCGAGCTTCTCGGACACGAGGCGACCCGCGATGCGGGCCTGCGTGTCGTCGAGCGACTCGCCCCGCTCACGCGACGCGGACAGAGTGCGCAGATCCAGGTTGAAGTCCTTGTGCGTGATCGGGAGAGGGAGGCTGCCCAGGTCGTACTCGACCCGGTCGTCCTCCGACCTCGACCGGCCGCTCATGCTGACGTCGGCCGGATCCATGTCGGTGACGCGCTCCCACTGGAAGATCGTCTTGCCCATCGCGTTCGTGACCGGGATGGTGAGCCCGGCCGCGATGAGGTCGGCGATCCCGCGCAGACGGATCTTGCCCTCTTCGATGAGGGCGGTGTCGAGCGCGATCCACTCGTCCTTCTGGAGAGTGTCCGCGGTCCTCAGCTCCTTCGGAGAGATCTTGCGTCCCTCCTTCAGCGCCGCCAGCAGCCGCTCGCCGGCCCAGCGACCCGTGCTCAGGATCGACTTGCCCGTGTCGAGCGACGCGCCTTCTGCTCTGCTCATGTCTCGATTCCTCCTCTGAGTGAGTCTTGCGTCAGCTCGCGCTCAGACGATCTGGACGCGGATGCGCGCGTCGCCGGGACCCGCGCTGTTGTTGACGGCCTCCAGGGCCTGCGCCGTGCGGATGCCCGCCGCGACGCCCGACGAGCTGAGCCGACCCGCCGCGTCGCCGGTCAGATAGGCTCCCTTCGCGATGTTCTGACCCGACGGGATGAACGCGTAGACGCGCATCCCGGGAGCGAGTGCCGCGGCCTTGACGTAGTCGTTGGTCGCGTAGGCGTCGCCGATCTCCTTGCCGAACTCCTCGCGCTCCAGCGCGACGATCGGCGCGATGTTGGCGGCGTTCGCCGTGTTCTTCCTCCACCCCGTGGAGGTGAGCTCGATGAAGTGTCCCGGGGTGATCGCTTCGGTGGCCGGCTCTTCCTCGTTGACGATCGGGTCGCCCCGGAGCACGATGACTCTCTTCGCCATCTCTGTCTTCCTCCTGTGTCTGCTTCAGTGACCCGATCGGCGGATCAGGCCGTCTTGCCGGCCCCGAGACGCGAGTCCCGGATGACCTTGTGCATGTTCGGCGGCTCGGGCACCTCGCCCTCCTTCGCCGCCGCCGAGCGCGGCAGGCCGCGACCGGACTCGTCGACCGACTCGGCCGCGCCGCTCGCCGACGCGAACTGCACGACCTTCTCGAGCTGCTCGAGAGGCATGGCCTTGAGCTCGTCCTCGGTGTAGACCTTCTGCTTGGCCATCGCGGCGACCAGGGTCTTGCGACGCTCGGCCGCGCGCTTCTGCTCGTCTTCCACGACCTTCTTCAGGCCGGGGAACTTGGCGAGGACCTGCTCCTCGGTGATGCCCTCGAGAGGGTCCTTCACCTTGTCCTCGGGCGGCGGAGGCGGAGTCGGGGGCTCCTTCTTCTCCTCGGGCTCGGGCTCCTCGGCGAGGGCCTTCAGGCGCTCGTCGGAGAGCTGCTCGAGGATCGAAGCGTCCGACGCCGCGAACCGCGGGTTCTTTCGGGCCAGGATCTTCTGGACCCACTCCTTCTTGGTCGCCATCGCTTCCTCTTCCTCCTTCTTGCACTTGCACGGATCTTCCTCGGCTGCCGTGACCGGCTCGAACCGAGTGACGGGCTTGACCTCGACCTTCTCCTCGCCGAGGCTCACGACTCCCTCGCTGTTCACCGAGAACGAGCGCTGGAACAGCTGAACGGTGTCCTTGGGCGCGACCGCGTAGATGACGTTCGACGCCTCGGGGAACACCATGTCGACACCGAGAAAGCCGGGCTCGGTGGCTCGCAGAGACTCCTCGAGCTTGGCCCGCAGGTCCATGTCCCCGAGCCCCTCGTCTTCCGCTCCACGGAACGACGAGAACAGCGCCGCGAACTTCTCACGCCACGGACGCTTTGTGTCCTTCGACATCTTCTCCTCCGAACCGCTGAGGGTGAGATACTTGCCACCGATGAAGACGTGCACCGTCGCTGCTCGAGGAGCTCCACATCCCATCTCGTTCGAGCACGCGCCGATCTTCCCCTTGGGAAGGAAGGCCAGATGGTCCGGAACGATCTCCCTCCAGATCGAGTCGAATCGCTGGCCCAAGTGGATGCCCGACTTCTTCTCCGGGATGATGAAGGCGCCGACGCTGACCTCGATCATCTCTTGGCTGTTGCGGATGTCCTCGACCATCTGCTCAGCTCCCACCTTCTTGGAGCGCAGCGGATCGATCCAGGCTTCCGTCACCAGCTTCTTGTGCTCCATGTGGGTGTTGAACAACCGACCCATCATGCCACTCTCGAGAACGTCGGGGTGATTGGCGCTCACCCTCGTGTCCCCGAACGAGGGATGATCCAGCATCACGGGCCGGCCATCCCATCCAGCGGGAGCCTTCGCGAGCTCTTCCGCGAGCACGAGTTCCGGCGTCTCCGCGTTGATGGGCCAAATCACGCCCTCGACAAGCGCGACCACGGGGATGACGATGTGCTCACGCTCCTCGAAGACGGCTGTGCGGATCGTGCCCGTCGCGGCCATGAGGTGAACGTGCCGAGCCAGCTGACCCATCAGTCCCTCCCCTGCGCGAGGCCCTGTGTGCATCGGCAATTGGGATGGGCAGGTGGACCCATCACCTCGGTGCCATCGGGGAGCACGAAGGGCTCGTCGAGCTCGGCGGTCTCGCCCTCCATCTCAGCACAGATGGCCTCATCGAGCCTGTCGTCGTCGGTGATGATCCACTTGCGAACGATGTTGCGCGGAAGCAGTCCCTCGTCTTGAGCCTGGAGCCAGAGCTCACGCTGACCCTCGTTCGACGCGGCCATCGTCTCGGTTCTCGCGATGGTCTCGGAACGAGCACGAAGGAGCCTGTCGGCGTAAGCTTCCGTCTTGGACTCGAGGAAGTCCTGCGACGGATCCTCCGGGACTCTGATGCGAGTGTTGCCTGCGCGAACGAGCTGGCCCGGCGATTCGGCGAGGGTCTCACGCAGACGCAGCACAGCCTGAGCGTCGCGCTCGGTGAGGCCCACGACGTTGCGAATCAAGCGAGCTGACTCACCGACTGTGAACTGCTTCTCGAAGGAGCGAGCGATGACTTTCCTGATCGCCTCACGCGTGGTCTTGGTGACATCGGTGACCAGACGCGAGCTTCGCTGCGCAGCCCACTGCCGCGCGCGAGGGTTGCTCTTCTTGAAGGACGTCCTGACGGTGTCCTTCGCTGTGCGAATCTTGCCCTGAGCAACGCGAATGCCGATCTTGGAGAGTGACGTGCCTGACGAGTCCACGATGTCGAGCAACGACTCCATGAGCTGCTCACGCAAGACGTGCTCGAACTGCTCCATGGCACGGTCGGCGATCTTGAGAACCTCGCTCTCCGTCCTGCTCTCGAGGCCGTTCGTGAGAGCGCTCGTGGACAGGATCTCGCCGGCCTTGCGAGTTGCCTTCTCGATGATCGCCGCGAACCGCCCACGCGCATCGTCGGCGACCTTCTGGATGCGACGCTCGGGACTCGGCTTGATGGCCGTACGTCCCTTGCTGATGGACGCGAGCACACGTCGCGCGGCTGCGGCAGGCTGAGTCTCGGGGTCCTCAGCGTCGGGGTCAACGACGTCAACCTGAGTCTCGTCAGCAGGAGGCTGATCGGGAGGAACCTCGTCGACGGGCTGATGGTCGGCCTCAAACTCAGCCAAGTCCTCATTGGTGAGCGGCTCAAGACCCAGAACGTGGTCACGAATCTCGGATCCCTTAACGACCAGCTCACCGGCCTTCGCGTTGAGGTCGGCCCACTTCGTCGCGATGTCCGCGCGCTGAGCCTCGTCCATCTGAATCATCTCGGGCCAGCGGACATTCCACTCCTCAACCTCGGGAAGGACACCCACCGACTGGAGCATCTCGACGAAGGGCCGAACGATGCTCGGCTCCGCGAAGTCCTGCCGTCGATCGCTGACCCTCTCATCCCAGTTCGTCTTGTCCTGCGTGGAGGCGAGCTCGCCCCGCTCACTCCCGACCAGGATGCGCTTCGGAATCCCCGTGGCCCCTGCGATCAGCGTGATGATGGCGTCGACCTGATTGTTGAAGTTCGCAACGTCGCTGCCGAAGGCCTCCATCTTCATGCCACGAGTGGCGATGGTCCTTCGCAGCTGATGCGCGAACTCCTCTGCTGCATCCTGGACCTTCTTCACGTCCGGCTCGGACATGACCAGGTCCTTATCGAGGTCGAAGTGGAAGCCCTGATGCGCTCGCAGCCAGAACGACTCGCTCCCTGCGCCAGTCACTTTCTCCAAGTCGTCGAGCCAGTTCCAGACGCGAGAGAGCCGAGGAGTGCCGAACACGCGATCGTCGAGAACGCCGTCGGCGATGTGGAGCACACGTGACGCATCGACCTTCTTCGCACGAACCGAACCCTTTGCTGACGTGAGCCGCTTGATCATGTATGCAGCGGGCAGACCGAAGCGAGGGTCGGCTTCGTCCTCAACGTAAGACACGATGTCGACGTCGTCCTGTGCGAACGGCGTGAGATAGATGAGCTGCTCTGCGGTCATGCTTGACGGCAGAGGAGTCTCGAGCTTGCCCGGCGCACCGATCAGGATGATGGAGAACTGACCGAGGCCAGCGAGGACATCGGCCTTCGAGAACGTGGACCAGATGCCGAGCCTCTTGTCCAAGTCCTCCCAGATCTGTTCGAAGTCGGTGCTGACGTCCGGGTCCTCATCCTCGATGAGCTCGGCACCTCCCCTCCATGTGGCCTGAGGGAGCGACTCGACTACACGAGCAGCGATTCCGTTCCTCTCGTATCGTGCACGATAGTCGTCGGGAGTCAGCTCGCGCTTGTACCCAAGCACAGCGAAGAGATCCCGCTTCCCACCGAACGTCATGCCCGCCTTGAGGGCGAGGCCTGCACGCTGAACGAAGTCGCTCAACTGACGGACGACTGCTACCAAAGCAGACCTCCGCTCGCCTTGACTTCAGCGCGAAGCGGCTCGAGCATGTACCGCGCTGAGTCGATGACGTGGTTCTTCTTGTCGGCGAGTATCGCCGTCGGTCGGCCCGTGAGAGGGTCGGCCTTGTACGAGTAGAACTGAAGCTCGTTGATCGCGTGCCTGCACCGCGGATGCACGATGATGTTGAGACCCTGAAGGAAGATGACTCCTTCCTCCACGGAGTTCGGTCCCTTCTTCGACGGCTCCAGCTTCTTGTACCCGTGACGTTGCATGTGAGAGATGGTCTCGGGTCTCGCGGAGTCACCGATGATGGGCCATCGCCGCGCTGCGCCATGCGAGGGACGCTCACACTCGCTCCTCTTCGCAGGGCACAGGCCGTCACAGAAGAGCGCGTCCCACAGATCGGGAGTGTCTTCGATCTCACACCCGACCTCGTAGACTTCATGGTCGATGACGAGCGTGCGCTTCAGCTCAGGATGCATGTACCCTGAGATGAGAACCGTGGGATCGATGCTGAATCCCCAGTCGCCACCGAACAACCGAGGGATGTCGATGGGTGCCTCGATCGCTTCGACCTTCCAGTTTCGGAAGACGCGCAGCTCACTGATCTTCTTGTACTTGCCGAGCCAGACATGCGCGTACTTATCGGCGTCACGCTGACGATCCCACTCGGCCTCACGCAGCATGACCTGAGGGAGCCGAGGGTTGTCGAGATAGCTCGTCTCGATGATGATGCAGTCGGGAGGATTCGCCTCACGGAAGAACTTGTCGACAGGGTCGGTTGACTCGTTGGGGTTCCACGAGAACCAGAGCTCACTGTCATCCTTACGGATGGTGGGCCGCAGCAGAGTGAGAGAGCGCTCGCTGAACGTCTGAGCCTCTTCAACCCAGGCCACGTCGTAGCCCTCCAACGACTTGATGCTCTCCGCAGTCTGCTCCTTCATTCCGCGGAAGATGATGATCCCGTCGTTGAGTGTTTCGATGTGGCTCTGCAGGATTCGGAACTCACTGCCGAGGCCGAACTCCTTGATCTTGTCCTCGAGGAGGCGCTTGACAGACTCTGCGAGAGAGTTCTGCACCTCGCGGATGCACACTCCTCTGAAGCCGGGCTGACGTCGCGCACGACGGATCATCAGCTCGGCGAAGAAGTGGGACTTCATCCCTCCACGACCGCCATGGAGGGCCTTGTACCGAGAGGGCTCGAGGAGTGGACGCAGGATCTTCGGGAGGCCACGCTCCCACTTGAGCTGGAGCTCCTCGATGTAGAGGGACTCCTCCAGCTGATCCAGTTCCTGCTCTACGAGTTCGAGCTCTTCGCTCAGTGGACTTTCTTCTCGGAGATTGACTTGAGGAGATCGGCTGCCGACGCTTGAGCGTCGATGCCACTGCTGAGTGATGCGGCCTTCTGGAAGAGAAGCTTGGCGCGCTCGACCGGATCCTGCACGTCGCCGGTGATCGGGCGCTTTGTACGATCAGTGATTTCGACCTTCTGGACGATGTTCGCGGCTACTTCCCAGAAGAGCCTCTCGATTCCAGGCGCACAGGTCCCCTCGCGAAGACGGATGCTCAGGTTCGTGAGATAGGTCTCGTCGTTGAGAAGCTCGATGACCTTTGCGCGGAACTCGCGTGGAGTGCGTGGCATGACTGGCCTGCGCGCGTGGTAGCACGCCTCGAGGAGGTGGCGCAAGCCTAGTCGCGGTGTTAGCAACTAGATTGTCCACACTAATAAGGTGGACGGATGTAACCGTCTGTAACTCCCCTTCTGTAACTTCTTAAGTGTAAGTAAACAAAGGAAAGTAACCGTGTAGTCGCTGTAACCGCAGGGTCGAGGGTACCCTCCTCGAGTGACCGCGGAGTGACGTCAAGTACTTTACGGAAACGGGATTACAACGGTTACACGGTTACAATGAAGCAGGTCAAGCAGTTACGGCGTTACAGATCCGGTTACATCCGGTTACAAGACGCTCCTCGAAGGCTCAATCGTAGAACTCCGAGAGCGATGGCTTCATTTCCGCGACGTACTCCGTACGACGCATCTTGTTTTCTGGATCAATCAGGCATGGCGCGGGATAGAGCATCCCGTCAGGGCAGATTGATACCTGGACGGAGTCTCCTTCAGGATACTGCATCCATGCGCATCCACACAAGAGCTGACGGATCATGTTAGTCCCCGAACGGATACTTGATGGTAGACGCTCCACGATCCTTCGGCCTGCCTCCGGCAACGATCATCATCGCGTCTTCGTGATTGCCCATCATGATGGAGATGTCAGGAGTTGGAAAGTGATGAGGAGCATGGGATGGCTCAAGCTCGTCGAGCTTGCGATTGTACTCGCGTATCACGGCAGGCCCGAGGAGGCCAGTCGCAACGATCTCATCGACGAGCTGCATCAGGTCCGGGAACACTCGTCTGGCTCGCTCACGATGCTTGATCCAGCAGGAGTCCTTGATGGGACACTTTCCGCAGTATCCTTCGTCTCCCACGATGTTCGCTTCGGCTTTCAACTTTCGGCCCATGTCGATTCCGTTGCCGAAGCCATAGTAGCCGGAGCAACCGAACTCCTCGTGAATCTTCATCGCTTGCGTCTCCTGTGAGCGTGATGCTTGCGTCTGCTCGCCATCCGCTTGAGGTACTTGTGCTCCTTGTAGACTTGAGGCCAGGTCTTCGGAGCGTTCTTTCCTGTGAGTGCGCTCACCATCTCTCCAATCTTGACAGCCATCGCATCAAACGAGGCTCCAAGATCCTTGCCGACGTCGGCCATCGCATCAAACGAGGCTCCAAGATCCTTGCCGACGTCAGCCATCTTCTTGAAAGCTTCAGCCATGCCAGGAGGGATCTTGATGCCGATGGAGAAGCTCGACTCTTCTCCAACATCCATGCCGATGATGGAGGCAGCGTCCACTGAGACAACATCCTCGTGATTCGCTCCATCCGCTCCGCGATCAGGGTTAGAGCGACAGTCGGGATGGCGATCAGTTCCTGGTTCTTGTCCGCAGTGCTTGCATCGGCGAACCATTGGAGGCGGAGGGATCTGAGGAACGAAGAACTCGGGATCGGGGATGTAGATGTCATCGAAGGGATAGTCGCTCACGAGCCAGCTCAGCTCGGCCTCTATCCTTGGAAGCTTGATCGGCTCGGTCCTGGGCTTGCCGAGTCCCTCCAAGACTTTCAGGCCAGCTTCGCGTCCTTCATTCGGCTTTGGAGGATCGGCGACAGGAACTAGAACACATCGGCAGTTAGGATGAGATGGAGGGTCAGAGCACGGATGGTCAAAACCAAGTAACCTCCATCCATCGAACTCCTTCGCGATCAGCTTGAGCTGATTCATGAAGGGAGCCGAGTCGATCGTGATGACAGGAGTGATCCCGATCCCAAGATCCTTACTCACATCGGTCCAGTCGCAGTCGGGGCAAGCGCAGTCTGGAGGGTGCTCGCTCACAGTCCCAACAGCGTCGGTGACAGGTCCTCGAGAGCGTTCTTTACACGCTCGTCAACGTACTTCTCGAGGGCCTTCATGAATCGCTCCATTCCCTTCTCTTGGACAAAGCGCCAGGGAGTGTCACGATTTACGAGGGCAAACAGGGCATGGTTGAGCTCTTGCTCCGCGTTCATGAGAGCACACTCCTTGTCCATGACAGATGGATGGGGAAGCACGGCAACACACAGATGAACATCTCGTAGAGCACTCCTCCAAGGATGTACTCCAGCTCAGTCTTGCGCCAGAAGACGCCGATCCACACGTCCTGCGGAACGAACTTGAGACTGACCCTCATGCCATTCTCCAGAATCCCGACTTGAGCCTTGTGTCAAAGGGAAGAGAGCGATCCAGTGGACGTGGAGTGACTGGCTCCTTGCTGGAGCAATAGTCATCGGAGCAAGGACGACACGGCCTGTCGGGTCCATCACCGAGAGCCGACCCTCCCTTGAGAGGATGGCAGCAGGTCTCATCGATGAAGGTCAACAAGACCAGGAAGGATCTCGTAAGTCACACGCGAGTGATGGACCTTGTCCGAGAAGCCGAACTCGATCACAGTCCACCGAAGAACTTGAGCGAGAGTGCCAACCGAATCGCCTGATCCCAAGTCTCGAAGAAACGATATCGCGATGTGCTCCGCGTGCAGGTGATCGGGCTGGACTCCGTCCATCGCACGAACCAGAAGTTCATGTCCTTGTGAACGAAGGTCTTCGTGAGGATACGAACACGATGTCCGATCATTGCACCAGATCCTGAGGTCGACCTTGAGCGATGAACGACTCCCCGTTTCGCATGCGAACGTTCATCCACGGACCTTCGCCTCGCGAATCGCAGACCTGCGCTGTGCTCACCTCGTCAAGATTCACGGCTTTGTCCACAAGTGGAGGAGCATAGGCGAACGACGCGTTCCAGTCTTGGGCCTTGAACACTTTGATCATTCCCAACCTCCCGGCTTCCAGATCCCGTCTACGAGATCCCTGCCCCATCCCTTCATGACCTTCCCGTCTTTCCCTCGCACGCTCATGCGACGGAACCCGTGCCTCTCGAGGAGGGCTGCGATCCGCTCGCCGTCTTGAGTGCTTCGTCTATCTAGGCTGATACCGAGCGACGACCACACCTCCTCGGGATCCACTCGTTGCTTATCGCTGTCGCTCGGGAGACCTGCCACCAGAGCGTCGATCTTGTCCTCCCAAGGATCAATGGTTCGACGAGACTCCTGGAGCTTGCCAGCTTCGGCCCACAGCGAGGTCTTGAGCCTGATGCTCTCGCCATCCTTGTATCGCTTGAACGCCTCGGCCCAGAGCTGGTCTCTGTCTTGCGCGATCTTACCGACCTGGAACAGCTTCACTCGCACAGGCCAGAAGCGACGGTTGCCAGTCTGGTCCTTCAAGTAAGTACTCGCGTTCGTCGTTCCGATGATGATGAACTGACGCTGGAGCTCACGTGAGTTACGCTCGTAGGCCAGTCTCACGGGACCGTCGGTCTGTCGGCTCAGGAAGGACTTGAGGTGCTCAACTTGAGTGCGCCTCATGTTCATGAGTTCTTGGGCCTCAACGATCCACTTGCCGGCAGTCCTCTCGATCACGAGCTTCGAGTCCACTCCAAGTGGCAGATCGTCGCTGAACCAATTCTCGTGGGGGCAGAGGGTCCTGAGCATCGTAGATTTGTTGTGGCCCTGTGGGCTCTCGAGAACGAGCAGCTCGTCGAACTTGCAGCCAGGTTCCATCACTCTCTTGACGGCTGCGATGAGAATGATGGTTCCTACTGCTTTGACGTAGTCGTTGGTCTTGGCTCCGCCATACGCTGAGAGCCATCCGTCTATCCGAGGAGTCTCGTCCCACTTGAGCGACTCGAGATACTCACGAACGGGATGGACCGAGTTGCCTTCGGCGGAATTCTTCAAGACGATCTCGAAGAACTCGAGTGATGGGCGGAAGTGGAATCTTGAATCAAGCTCCAGCCAGAGGCGATTGCGAACGTCATCGGTGTAGTACTCAGGTGGATCGGCCCCTCGGCGAACCAAGAGCCGATAGCTGAACTCGTCCTTGTAGACCTTGACCTCCATCTTGTTGAGGGCTCGCCTCACGTTGGCCTGATCATTGGCGATGACCTTCTTGCCACGATCGTCAGTCCTGAAGGGGCTCTTCTCGGCCCAGATCTTGCGCAGGCTCTCGACGAAGAGCTTGCCCTTCTCCTCGCCCATCGACTCGACGAGCTTGTTGAGGCCTGCCGTTGGCTCGTCGTCGCTCCGGGCGTAAGTCGTTCTGATCTCGAGCTTGCGATCCTTGGTCTTCGTGTCGCCCGCGACCTTCATGGCCGCAGTCACAAGAGCGACGGCCTCGTCTTCGGTCAAACCGAACAGCTTAAAAGCTCCAGCGAGCGCAAGGCACCAGTCGTGGCGGCTGCCCGCTGCCGGGTAGAAGCGAGCTGTGAGAGCCGCTGTAGCCACCATCTGAGCCGCCCGCAAGAGAACCTTGTGCTCTACTGCACTAGGCTCTATGCGATCCTTCTTCCACGACAGCTTCTCGCCGTTGGGATGGATCGACGGAGGGGCCATGCTCTGATGATCGACGCGAATCTCTACGAGGGTCTGGCCAGGAACGATGTTCCCCTCCTTGTTCCTGGTCATCTCCTTGTACGTGACAGGTCTCTCGAAGGGGCTGAGATAAAGGATCTGCGACAGCTCCTTGGTCTCACGTCCCCAGACTGCGTCGCTCTCAGGAAGGAACGCCAGGGCGACGTCAACTGCTTCTTGACAGTCGAGGTCTATCCCAACGAGCTTCTTCTGACGAACGTCGCTTTCCTTGACGAGGCGGATGCCTATGTTGCCGTCGGCATCGAATTCGTCGGGAGTGTAGACCCGTGTGCGCCAATCCGCATCCCGGCACTCCTTCGTCTTTGGAGTGAGGGGGATGGGATACCAGCCGAGGCCGACATAGAACGATGCCGCCTCCTTCGCGTCCTTGAACTCGAGGCCCATGCTCGAGCTCTAGCTACGACAAGAACAGGATGTTGTCGAGAAAGCCGGTTACGATGAGAGTGCTCGGCTCCTCAGGAGCACGCGACCACCACGGCTCCTCAAGAGCACGCGACCACCACTCATAGGGCTCAGTCCCGCGTTGCTCGTATCCCTTCTCCTTGAGGTCCTCTTCAAGGCGCTCACGCGAGCTGAAGACGCCGACCACTCTGTCGCCTGCCGCGTCGAACACGACGTGATTGCACTTCTGATCAGGTGTCGCCAAGAGATCCTCCTGTTCTACCCGAGCGGATACAGAAACGTGAATCGCTGACGGGGCTTCTTGTCGCGTGTCATGGGGCCAGGAGGAATCTCGGTCGTCCAAGAGTCGGGGTCGTTTGGCTGAGGCGTGACGGGACGGATGTTGACCCGAAGACGCTTCTCCTCACCATGAGGCTTGATGGGGTGATAGACGACGTACTGGATCCCCGTCTCGTGATGACGTGCGACTCCAAGCACGACGTAGAGCTCGCCCTTGTAATGGCGATAGACTCCAGGCTCGATGTTCATTTGACGGCCTCCTAGAAGGGAACGTCATCGTCGTAGTTGACTCCAGCTCCTGGGAGCGGGATGTCGTACTTGATCTTGAACTGCTTGCACTGGCAGTCGCCGGCGACGCACTTCCCAGGAGCCTCGCCCTCCTTACAGAGGTGGGCTCCTCGGGAATGGCTGCACTCGCACTTCATGCGGTCAAGGCGAGTGTTGCCGACGACCTTTCGCTGCTTCACCGACGATTGCGCCAGCCGAGTGCCTCGATCTCATGCTCGAAGCTCTCGATGGAGTCGCTGCCGTGAACGAGGTTCTCGCACATCCTGGCACCGTTGAAACCGAAGCGATGGCGGATCTCGCTCGGCAGGCGTTTCTCAGGCTGAGCCGCTCCCATCAACTGCCTCCAGGCGGAGATCGGTTCTGTCTCAGCGTGCGCCAAGATCAAGCCGACGCACATCCCAGAGGACATGAACTCGGTGAGCTCTTCGAAATACGGACGGCCTTGATGCTGACGTCCGTAGAACAGCTGAGCCTGAACGAGGGTCATGTGAAGGCTCTGCATGTGAACGATGGTGAAGTCGTTGCTCTCGATAACCTCGATGATCCTTCCGAGGAGCCCACGACGGAGGGCGTCGGGCTTGATGAGAGCAAGAGTGCATTCGTTGTTCATGAGTTACTCCAAGGACTAAGTCCCGTTTCTGCACCACGACGGGACCAGCGTGGCCTCATGCGGGCTGGTACGTGACCCCGAGCATGACTAGGGGCAACCGATAGTCGCGCTGACGGTTGCGCGCAGCGTAAGGCTCACAAGTACACGATCCCTCGCTTTCCGATAAAGCGGGGGGCCGCGACATGTGAAGTCCTGTGTATCCACTCCCTCTCCCGATGTGTCTACATGTCGCGTGCGAACTCGCCGGTCGCCTCGTCCGCGTCGCCCTCGTCGTGTTCGATGACGACGTTCTTGCCCTTGAAGCTGTTCATCAGCTCGTAGCAGATGAGGCGGTCCTTCTCGTCGGTGATCCCCTTCGGCGCCATGGAAACGACGGCCCAGCTCCCCTTCTCGTTCTTGTCCATCGAGGTGCTGATCTGGAAGAGACGGGCGCAGGCAGGCGGGTTCGTGAGGAGAGCGCCGCCGACGTTGAGCGGCAGCTTGAGCATCGAGTTGAGGTTGATCCCGACCGTGCCGGCCTGCTTGTTCTTCATGCTGAAGGTCACGACCTCCTGGGACTCGGGGAGCCACAGGAGATAGTCGTAGAAGCGGGATGCGACGGGCTTGACGCCCTCGACGTCGGCTCCCTTGTTGCACTTCGGGCAGATGCGCCGATCGCCGGTGAACTTGACGTCGCAGGACTTGCAACGCAGAGTCCACTCCGTGCGCTTGTCGTCGGACTGGACGTTGCCGTCTCGGACCTTGCCGGTCTCGTCGAACTCGACGAAGCGGCTGCCCAGGAAGGCGATGACGCAGAAGTCGATCGGTCCCTCTCCGTAGATGGCCTGACTCAGGTCGTTGAACAGATCGCCTTCTCCCAGGTCCATGATGTACTTCGGGTCGCTGCGCTTGACCTGAGGCGACATGGCCTGCGCCAGGATCATCCTGGGAGGCCTGACGTCCTTCGAGGTGATGCCCTCGGTCCCCGCTCCGGCGTGCGCCTTGAGGTCTTCGGGGATGGCGAGTTCCTTGGGTTCGTCCTTGGTCGGTACGATCTTCTCGTCTTTCTTGGCCATGACTTTGCTTTCTGTCAGGGAATGAACGTCACCGTAGCTCGACCGCCCTGTTCGAATCGAGCACGTATCACGCGGTGATCAACTCGCCGCGTTTGGTTGAGGAGGAAGAGAACTCGGCCGAGACCCCGGCATACCGATGTCGAGTCTCGATCGGGAGCTTGCGGCCGGCGACTTCCTTGCCACAAGTTCCCTCACAGAGGAGCAGAGGCTCGTAGCTGGAATCGCTCGCTGCCCCGTATCCCCACTGTCGCTTCGTGTGGCACTGAGTGCACATCCACATCTGTCGTTGGAACATGATGCGATTCACCTCGCTCGCCGCTTGAGGGCGGCTAGCATAGCACAAGTTAGCAACGCGAGCAATCCTCTGACTACGTCTTCACGAGCTTGGGACGGAAGTGAGCCTTCACTCCGTCTGGCAAAGCCAGATTGCCGTGCAGTCGCTCCTTGACAATCGTCGCGAGCCTGCCGTGATGCATGCTCAAGAGTGAGTCCAACTTCTGCTGATGGACCCAGTCGTAGAACTTCTGCGGGTCCTCCACGAGCCCGATCACATCCGGTTGCGAACGAACGCCGATGCCCTCCTCGAGCTTGATGCTGCTCTGACCTTCGCTGTCAAGGAGGGCCTGGATCATGTCGGAGATCGCTCGCAGTTGGAGGTTCAGGAGCTTCTCGACGTCTTCGAAGAGGTCCTTGTGCGCGCGCAGACGATGCCACTCGCGAACGAGGCAGGCCAAGGACTTGTGATCCTCGGTTCTGACAGTGAAAGGCTTGACCCCGGGAATCACAGGCCACGTGTCTTCTCGCCTGTGCTCCTCATCGGGGAGGCTGTTCGGCATCTCGCTGACCTTCCTGAGATGCGCGATGGCCTTCTTGACCTGGATGTCGTACTCGCTCTCCTCCCGTGTGAGAGGAGCACGGGTCAGGAGCTTGAGGATCTCGTCATGCTTTCCCATGTCACTTCACCCAAGCCGAGAGCGCCCAGGCCAGGAGGGATCCCCAGAGCGCTCCAGCGAAGTTGGATGCGAGCATGTGAAGTGTGCAGTTCACGCACCAACATCCATGATTGATGGCCTCGTCACAGATCCCACAAAACTTCAAGCGTCTCGGCTTCATTCCTCCTCCTGCTCCTTCTTGATCGCCGTGACCCAGGCCGCACAGGTCCACGCCGCAGCGTCGTCCTTCCTACGCATGGACCTGATGAGCGTGTGATCGATGGTCTTCTGTCCCTTCGGGCCGGTCGCAACAACGTCAGCGCTCCACACGCGATTGACCTGCCCTCCTCGGTGAACTCGCTCGCTGGCTTGGATCCACTGACGGAGGGATGTGCCACGGCTCTGCCAAATGACGTGGCTGCCCGCCGCGAAATCGAGGCCTGTGGAGCCGCTGCCGGGCGTACACGTAACGGCCACTGGACCGGGCGGCGCAGTGGTGGGCTTCAAGAGCCGCAGAGCCTCCATACGTACTTGCCTGCGCTGCCCGCCCACGATAGCGTCTGCACTAACATCTGGGAAGTGATGCTTGATGGATTCAAGGAGGCGCTGGAGCTCCATCACGAACCTGCACCAGATCACGATCTTGGCGTCCTTCTTCTCTTCCAAGATGGACTTGATCTGGTCGATGGTCACTCGGAGCTTCTCGTCGCCACAGAACTCAGGAGGGATGCTTTCGTACGAGATGCCGGACCCTCCGCAGTCCTCACACTCGGGATCATCTCCTTGACAGTCGGGACAGGCCGTCGCGTTGCGGAGCCCGCCTACGAAGCCGGATGTGATCTGCGACAGACGCATGACACGGACTCCAGCTTGGCGAGTGAACGAGGTCTTCTGCTCGCTGAGCCATGCCATCGCATCGTCACGCATCTCGCGATAGAACCTCCACGTCTTCTCGCTGAGAGGGACTGTGATGGTCACCGGAGGCAGAGCCTGCGGCAGATCCATGCAGTCCTTCTTCTCACGTCGCAGAACGTACGGAGCAAGCCGACGTTGCACGTCTTCGACACCGTCCTTGTGCCAGCCAACAATCTCCTTGCCTCGCCATCCACCGATGATCGCGTACTTCGCGCGATAGTCGGTCCAGGTCTTGCAGGCAAGGATGCGAGGGTCCAAGATCGCGGCCTGTGAATAGAGGGTGCCGATGGAGCCCTTCGAACGAACTTCGTCATCTTCGCCGGGCTCGTTGGCTCCTGTTCCCGACGCTTCGGGTGTGCCGGTCATCTCGATGACACGGCCACAGGCTCGACGCAGACGCATGACTGCCCGGGTCTGCTTCGCGCGTGGGTTGCCGCAGTGATGACTCTCGTCAACGATCAGGAGTGTACGAGGGCCTGTGAACTTCATGAGTATTCCGAGATTGCTCTTCGGATTCTTGAAGTCACCGCTTCGAATGTACTCGTAGTTCGTGACAAGCCACGTGAGCCGATGCTCCACGTCGTCACCGATCTCCCAGATGCGTGTCTTGCCGTGGAAGTGAGCGACGTTCATCGAGACCTGGGGCCACCGATACTGCGCGATCTCACCGAACAGCGGATCAGGATCGCACCAGTGAGGCGGAACAGCCGCTGGAGCCACTACGATCACGTGAGTGATCTCGCCAGCGAGAAATAGAGCCTGTGCCCCGTCTATCGCTTGACGAGTCTTGCCAGCTCCTGCCTCGTCCCAGATTGCAACACACCCTGGATAGATGCGACCGATCTCCGGTTCGACAGTCTCGACGACCTTCTTGATCCCAACGACCTGATGCTCCCAGCGCGGCTTGCCGATCTGCGGAAGCTCTATCGCCATTGCCCGTAAGAGTCGTAGGTGAAGATGGGGGCACCATCCCGTGAGAACGTCTTCCTGATCGGCATCACATAGCCATGATCGAAGCCCATCTCTTCGAAGTCAGCTCCTGCGATGCCACAGTCTGCGCAACGGAACCCGCCGAGCGGATGTCTCACAGGGTTGTGACGCCGTCGGATGATGCAGCGGAGCCACGCTAGCACTTAGACATCAACTCAGAGAGGAACTGCGCGGCGGTCTCACCGTAACTCGGCTCGCGACCGCCGTTGAGATCGGCAAGGAACTCCTGAACCGTCTGCCACTCGTGCTGAAACTTCTCAGGCTCTTGGGTGAACAGACGCATCCACTCGTTGAATGCCTTTGCCATCTTCGAGTTCATGACTTTCTCCTCAGCGCCGACAGCACGCGCAGCCCCGCTTGGCGCGGATTGATCGGGGCTGGATCAGGTTTCGGCTTGGGCTTGAAGTCGACGTATCGCTCTTTGAAGTCCAGATAGCGATTGTTGAAATTGCGTTGAACGTGATGTCGAAACTCCTCGACACACTCCTCTGCGTTGAGATCCCATCTACGTCGATCGTAGCTCATCTGAAAGTTAGTGGGCCTATCGAGGAGCACGACGACATCGAGATCGGGTCGCTTGATGATTTCAATTCTTGCGTCGTTGCAAATGAAGCCGAACTTGTCTACAGGAGAGCTCACTTCTTCTTGATCTCTTCCAGAACTCTCTTCGCCGCGTCTACGAAGTCCTTCTCAGTGAGGCCCTCGTTCTTCAAGAAAGGACTTCCGCTATCGTCGATGTACTCCACGATGCGGCCCGACAGATTCACTCGATGATCTCTGATCCCACGAACGACGATGGGATACGGAGAATCATAAGTGACGTATTCGTGATCGTGAGAACGATCTTCGACACTGAGGTCACCGACTCGAACAACCATGATCTTTCCGTCAAGAAAGATCACAGCGAATGGATACCGATCGTCGCGGCGATAACTAGCCATTCTTCAGATCCTGAAGGACTCGCTTTGCCGCGTTCACAAAGTCTTGTGACGAGATCGTTCGCTTGTGATCAAGCTCCGGTGCGCCAGCCTTCACATGCTCTGCGACGATAAAGCCGCTGAGCTCGATCGTTTGATAGTCGTACTCGTGACACTCGACGGTGACCTCGCGCACTTGAAGCACGATCTCTCTGCCGTTAGCGAAGAGCACAGCGACTTGATCGTCCTTCGTGAAGCTAGCCACGGGTCGGGAACTCGCCTTTCAGTGCCAGCGTGCAGATGGCCTTCACCTGGTCACTAAAGTCGCCGTTGAGCATCCACTTGAGATAGCCAGGATCACGCTGTGCCACTTCTTCAAGAGGAACGAGCAGATGCTTGTTCCCGAAGTTCACGATGCAGCGATTGTGTCGCCACGCGAACTTGCCCTCAGGGTCGAGGGAATTTCCTCCTGGCCTACCCTCGTCGCAGAAGCGAGCGAGTTCAGGCACGCTCCTCGGAAGTTCAGGATAGAACTCCAGTTGACCGAGGAGCACATCCTTCGTGAGCCTCGCATCAAACAGCGCGTCGTGAGCTTCTTCCTCCACGTCGCGGTTCAGGTACTTCTTGGCCGCTGCGATGAGTGTACGCGGATCCTTGATGTGGAAGATCCGGCCAGCGTCGATGACCTCCATCCACTCGGGGCAGATCTTGCGACAGCGACGGAACTCCTCCTTGATGATGCGAAGGTCGAATCGCTTCAGGTTGTAGCCGAGCACGTCGCAACCGACAAGGCCGACTTGGAGGTAGCCCGCCACGTAAGTTGAATCAAAGAAGGGAGCGTCTTTGACGTCTTCGTCTGTGATGCCGTGGATCTCGCTGATCTCAGGCGCGATTGACATGCCTGGGTTCACGAGGGTCATGTACTCGGTCTCTCTGCCACCTGGATAGAGCTTCACGAGACCGAGCTGAACGATCCGGTCTTTCTCCGGATGTTCGCCTGTAGTTTCGAGGTCGATGCTGACGAGAGGACGTTCTAGATTGAGCACTTGATCTTCAGCTTGAGGTGGATGCCTCGCACGAACTCGATGACGGCGTCGTGGTCGATGCCGGTCGAATGCATCAAGAGCTTGCTCATGTCGATCGTATTATTCGGCTGAACATCCTGAGGCCTCGCGATCCACGTGGCCTTGCCCTTCTCCTCGTAGAGGACGTAGATTGCAGAGCCGGCCTTCTCGAGCCGCTGCATCGTGAACCGCTGTACGGCTCTGGGGTGAAGCATCTTCAAAACAGGCCCAGGGCACACACGGACCCTCTTGGCTTCTACCCAGGTCGTCATGGTGGCCCAGGTCCAGGTCATGTCAGGGACTCCGGTTGTCAGAGCATCGCTGTGCTTCTGGATCACGGAGCCTCGCAGCTTCTGCTCGGCCAGCATGGCGAGCTTGGTCGTGATGGAGGTTTCCTTGCTCATCGTCGCCTCGCCTTCTTGTTGACGACCTTGTACTCGTAGCCGCTCACGTCATAGCCACGTCTCTTGAGACCCTCGACCATCAAGTCGTGGATCAATCGCGACTCGGAGACGTTCACCTTGTCCATCTCCTCACGAAGGGCCTTCTTGACATCGGGCGTCGTGTGACCGTGATAGTCGCGATTGCGGTTCGTGGTGATCATGAGGTTCTTTCCTTCTCGAGCTTCTCGATCTTGCTCTGGAGATACCAGAGGGCCTTCTTCAGATCCTCCAGAGCATCGGCTCCCGGCTTCTTGCCGGCTCTGCAGATGTACTTTGTAGCTTGGCCCAGGCGATAGTCGTTGTCGATTCCCCATGCCGTGATGCACTTGATGTGCTCGTGAACGACGTCGCCGCCGTAGTGCGAGGGATGGTCCACCGCCTCCTTTAGAACCGGCTGAAGACCGTCGCAGCCACAGTCCTCAAGGACCTTCTTGCATCGTGAACAGATCGGAACGAACTGCTGACAGTGAGCTCGCTGTGTTTTGTAGTCGTTCGTCGCGCATTTGCCATTGGAACGATGATGACGTCGAACGTGACCACAAGCACACATGTCCTCACAGATACAGTTCTCAGTGTCGTGCTTGCAGCGATAACATGGCAAAGCGGATTCCTTCATCACTCCCCCTCGTTGTGATCAACGACGAGCTTCGCGAGATACGCATCCTTGCGACGAACGATCCACTCACGCATCGAGACCGTCAGGTCCTGATGCTGAAGAGCAGGAACTTCGTCAAGGACCCTGATGGCTTCGATGTACTTGGATGGAGCCTCGAGAGTACGCCAGAGGTGATGGGCGTAGAGGACACGCTCGGCTGTCGCGAAGAACAGATCACTGCTACCGCCACGCCGGCCTCGCTCGAATCCCTCGTCGGCCAGCCCGAGCAGCTCATGGATCATGACGTCGCACCACGAGTGATAAGAGGGGAGTGGAGTCGGCAACACTTCACCGACGTAATACGGATCGCTGGAGAGATAGTCGCCACCGCTCCTCGGGAGCTTGCTCATCTTCGCCATCACGTCCTTGTAAGCGTGATAGTTGACGCTGATCTGTTCGTAGCGTCCGACCGGACATCCGATCCATGACGCCATGTACTCGAGGAGGGTCGCGAAGTGGAAAGCGTTCGCGTAGTAGGCTCCGTAGATGATGTCGTTGCTGCGACAGAAGACGTGCAGGTTGAGCTCGCTGTCCTTGCCTCGTTGGAAGGTGGCGATCGTGTTGCACGGGACGTCCTTGCCTGTGAAGCCGAGGTCGGCGACTACGTCCCACATCTGGAGGACGCAGCGCCTGTCTTGCGGATTCTTCTTGAGCTGATCAGCGATCATCTCGAGCTGATCGAGAGCGTAGTACCTCCATCGATGACCGTATGCTCCATGTTGATTCTTGCCGTCGTCGCTGAACCGTGACGTGTAATCGTGGACGTAGCGGTCAAGCGGCTTCGTGTCGCGACGCCCTGCCAGCATCCACAGCGCTTCGTAGAGGGCGAAGGCGACATTGTAGTCCCGCTGCGGCCACAGGACCACCTTCTGTGAGGGACGGAGATACGAGGTGCAGACGGCGAAGGGAGCTACTCGCACATCGCCGACGCGTGAGGGAGCGTCGTAGCCTTCCTCTTCGAGGAGCCTTAGACCTCTCGGCAAAGCCGCGTGAACGTTGTAGACTTCAAGGACGCGCATCATAGCTCCTGTTGCAGAAGGGACAAATGCCGGGGCTGTTCTTCATTCGAGTGAGTGGACCGCGCAGGGCGACTTTCACGTCGTTGATCTTGAAATGATGCTTATCGAGAGCCTCTTGAAGCTTCTTGAGAGCACGTCGGCTCACTTCATGATTCGGTTCTTGACAGATGGTTGCCTCGGCAGGATTCGAACCTGCAAGATCGCTGGACCGCGCTGGCACACGGCGTCCCATTGATCTACGAGCCGCCTTCCCCACCATTGCCAGATGATGGCGACGACCCGCGCGTACTACCAGTCCCGCCACGAGGCAGTTGACGTCCGGATAGAACGTCGAGAACTCGACGAGCTTGAATGCTAAGAAGAACCGGCTTGAGGGCCTCTCGAAGTCGACGGCTCCGCTCCCGATCACGTGCGATCTCTTCAGGAGTTGGAAACCACCGACTGCCGGTCATACGCAAGCCCTCCAACAGGCCAGGAAGAGGATACTCAGCATGATCAAGCAGCCGACGCGCTCCTTCGGCGTCACTTGATCCCACCGCAGACGTGCTTCGCCTTGCACTCCTTGCAGAAGTACTTGAGGCAGAAGCCGCAGATGAAGGACTCCTTGTTCCCGCACTCGCCGCACTTGGGGCTGATGACGGTCACTTGTAGCTCCTCTTCATGCGATCACCGCGCTCGGCTCGCTTGTACTTGTCGAACTCGCAGGCCCAATGCTCGACCTCGCGCATCTCCCATCTGGGCTTCCAGTCGAGAGGCCAGAAGTGATCTTCTTCTGACAGGAGCAGGATCTCGCGCATGATTTCCGTCATCTCGGCTTGATCGGTCTGCGAGCCGTAGTTGAAGGTCGTCGGATTGTCGTTCATGACCCAGCCAAGGCCTCGTGCGCAGCCGGGGCCAGCCGAAGCCCAAGTCATGATGTCGTTGGCCCTGTTCAACACATCGGTGTGGCGCAAGTCGGTGACGAACTCGTAGGCCATGAAGCGGCCCACATAGGGCAGCTCACGTAGATCGCTCCAACATCCCTGAAGCGATTCGCCCCACAGTTCCCACATCTCATGAGCCTCGTCGTCCATCTTACGATGGAGTCTCTCCAAGGCCATGTCGATGCAACGAATCACGCCCTCCAGCTTGTCGTATCCCTGTTGGCCGAGAATGATGTAGGCTCCGTTCACGACAGGGCGAGTTCCTTCGAGGAGCTCACGGGCCTCCTCGGAGTCCCATCCATCAGTCAGCAGATGCACGATCTTCTCTGCGGTCTCGATGCGATTGAACCAGCGAAAGGCGATCGTTGCTTGCACCGCGCCCCATCCGCCGACATGATTGCGGACGTTCTCACGGAACCACTGAGTGGTCTTGTCGTGCTCACGATGGACGTTGCAGAAGCGCCACTTCTTGAAGACGGGATCGTTCGTCCATTCTTCACGCGGACGGCCAGCGTCTTTGTTGATCATGATGTTGAATCGCTCACGAGCCGTTGCGAAGAACTGATTGATGAGTTGCACGGTGGGAAGCTCCTTATACCATAAGTTAGCAACTAAAGCAAGCTAATTCTGCGGCGTGACTTGTGGATCTTGCTCGTCGGGAGCTTCGCCCCAAATGTGCCAAGAGCGTCCCTCGGTGCCAGTTGGATCGTGAGGCACGCCGATCTTGTTGTCATCGCCGGTGTAGACGTGATCGCACTTGCTCTGGCCATCGATGATCTCGCAGTTACGCGGCTGTTCATCGGGACCGAGGACGACCGTCGGGTTCTCGCTCTGGCTGAGTTCGCGCTTCCAGATCTTGAGGTTGGCACAGTCCTTCCACCACTCCGGGGAGTTCGGTGGGCACTCCCTCGGGTCTTCGATCATCAGAGCTGCCCACTTCTGGCCCTTGTACGGAGCGATGTACTGCACGAAGATCACGATCGAGCCGACGTGGGCTTTCGGGGTTTTCGGTTGACAGATCTCCTGTTTCGGCGGCTCGAGGCTCTGCAAGTTTGAAGCTAGGACCAGAGACAACAAGATACTCATGCTTCCCTCCATAGAGTGGGTCTTCGTACCAATGACAGCGACATTCGTTACCGGGGCGACAGTCGCCTCGGCACATGAGACAGCAGCTAGATGCCATCGATTCTCGAGATGATCGATCCCCGGATGTCTGCGTTCTTGAGCACGTCGATGACGATCTGCCAGAGCTTGTCTTCGGGCAGAGCCTCATGACGGACGAAGTCGTTATCCGGCTGCTTGCCACGTTCGACGAAGATACGAGGTTCGTGCTGCGGAGCCACGTTGATCTTCTCGATGAGAGTGACAGCCAGTCCCATGACGACACTCTCATGGAGCTCGGCGATGTTCATGAAGTACGTATCGCCGGGACCGTAGACCTCGGGCTTGCCATCGTTGAACAGATCGACACAGTCGCCGGTCGGTATCAGCTCGGTGTCTTCGCCGACGCGAGGTCGTGCGTGATAGATCTCGTGGCTCCCGAATCGGCTGGTCTGCGTGTACCTCCATCGCAGATTGCCGAGCTGGCCGAGAAGTACCCGACTGCGGAAGGCGAAGCGATGGTCGTGAATCTGCGTGCCGATCTTCTGCCGAGGGATGTCACAGTGGCCCCAGATGTTGAGCCGGAACTTGTCGGTGAGATCAAGCTGAACGAAACCGTTGCCGTGGACGCGAGGCGTGAGAATCATGTCTATCTCCTGTCCCGATGAGACTTCTCCTTCATGATCTCGGTGTAGAGCTTGAGATTGAAACCGAGTATCATGAAGTTCACGAAGGTCATGGCCAAGACCAGAACCCCGAGCCACGTGAGGGGTTCACTCATGACAGATACCCGTGCTTCTCCCGCCATGCTCGCACCGACTTGTCGCTGTGCATGGCGAAAGACAGCGAGTAGTCGCGTCCCTTGACCGGGGTCAGGAGACCGGGATACATCTCCATGAGCCGAGCGCAGACCGCTGTCAGCTCCGGCTTTCGCTGAACGAAGTGACCGATGCCGCCCTCCTCGAACGCCGTCTTGATCGGCTTGAGGAAGCGATTGATCAGGACTCCACCGGTCCGCGCCACGACGTCGACGCTCCTCGTGAAGTCCTCGAACATATTCCCCTTCCAGTAGTAGAAGGGTAGGCCAGTGTTCAGCCAGATGGCGTTCTGTGCCCGGACGTAGCCGAGTCGCTGCCACTTCTTCGTTCGGAAGAAGTAATTGTTCTCGATCGAGAGTCCGCCCGCCCAGGTCCCGTATTCCATGCACTCATGGATCATCTCGATCCAGGCTTTGACGACGCGCTCGAATGGACATGGGGTCTCATAGAGCTCGCGCCATGTCCTCGTGCCGAATCCTTCTGGCGTGAACTCTGTGTTGACGGAGTCCATTGAGTAGTACGGTTCCGGCAGCCACGTCCAGCCGCGGACGTTGTCATCGAGGCTGACGTACCACTCACTCTTCTTGATTAGATTCTTCTCTGCCCACTCCCTCGCAAAGGCAGGTCGATCCATCGGCGGGACCTCAGCCTTCTGTACGAAGCAGACCTTGATGCGAGCATCGGGAATGCCCATCTCGGAACACCGATGAGCTTGCTCGTTGTCATCAACGACGATGAACCACCGCGGATAGTCCTGCTCCAGTAGGATGTTGTGAGCATGCATCCGAGGAGCGTGGGCACGGCTCACAATGATCACCGTCGGGGCGAGTGCGCGAAGTTCGTCTGTCAGCATGATCACCTCAGGCGTAGCCGTTCGAGATGCGCCACGCGTTGATTGACTTCTGAGTGTGGAGCTTGAACGTCACGGCGCACTTCTTGTCCTTGTAGTACTTCACGAGGCCCGGATAATGCTCGACGAGCCACTTGCAGTCGTGCATCATCGCGTCATGACGGTCGGCGTACGAACCGATCCCTCCCGGTTCGAAGTAGGGATTGTCCATGCGAGCGAAGCGGTTGTTCGCGACACATCCATACTTCGCGATGACCTGGGCGGTCATGACGAAGTCTTCGAACATGCAGTCCTTGAATGCGTACCACGGGAGCGATCGGTCGTTGCGGTACACAGCAAACTTGGCCTTCGTGTACGACCCGATGCTCCACTTCGTCGTGCGATAGAAGTAGTTCGGCTCGGCGGCCAGTCCGCCCATGATCGTGCCGAGTTCTTCGCACTTGGCCTTCAGCTCTGCCGCCAGTTCCCACGGATCTGCTGGAGTGGCGAAGATCTGGCGCCACTCGCGCGATGGACGGTCCGGAAGGAGATGCTGGATCATCTCCATCTGGTAGTACTCGTCGCTGACACGCGTGAGTTCACCGATGTTGTCGTCCACGAGCAGCGCCCACTCGCCATCAGCAAGAATCTCCTGGCTGATGAAGTCTCGGATCTTGGCGATGGTGCTGAGGCCGTGGTCCTTGCGCAGGATGCCACTCACGTAGATCTCGTTCTGGAACTCCTCATCGTGGGCCAGTCTTTCACGAGTTGCTTCATCGTCGACCACGAAGCAGACCTCGCCCGGCTTGAAGAGCTTGTGCGCCCTCATGCGAGGTAGATGCCCTCGCGTTGGTATGATCACCCTCAAGCTCCACCTCCTACGGGGCCGAGTTCTTCCTTGAACTCGACGAAGTGATGTACGATGCCCGTGTGCTCCTTGCGCGCGATGCCGCAGGCTTGGCATACGTGCTGATAGTCGCCGTCAGGAGTGCGAGCCCACCGACGGCGACGATTGCGATCCAGCTTGGTCACCATCGCTTGGATGAGGCCCCAGTCCAGCCCTTCTTCATGGCACCGCTCGATGATGCGGCACGCGATGAGGACCGCGATGAAGGCCACGTCGGCGCGCTCTTCAAGGAGCCGGTGACGATCCTTCACCGGAGCATTTGACTCCAGCTCGTCGAGCTCCTTAGTCTCCTTCACGAGATGGATCGCCTGCTGGATCAGGGTCTCGTCGGGGAAGGTCTCGAGTGCCCAGGTGAGGTACTCCTCGAGAACGTCGTCTCGAGCCTTGTCGGTCTTGCTGACGTAAGCGTAGTCCTTCGGCATCACTTCCTCTTCATGGCGTCCATGAGCGCCTTCTTGCGATCAGGGATGAGGTTGTGCGGCCCACTCCCGACCTCCCACATCCGAAGAACGACGGGAGTGTACGGCTGCCCGGCGACGGCTTCTTGCAGAAGCATCTCCTCTTCTTGAGTGGGATCGTTGAGCACGAGCTTGCCCTTCGAGTCGGGAAGGAGACCAACTCGCATGCTCAGCGCCGTGCATTTGTCACACGGTTTGAAGCCACGATCGCTCTGCATCAGCTTGACCCTGGCCGCCATCATACGGGGATGTTGCCAGACGGCGTCGATGCCGATCTCCATGATGTTGCCGACCTTGAACTCGCCACGAAAGTCATTGCAGCAGAGCGCGACGTTGCCGTCCCACCGGATCGCCAGCTCCCTGAATGGCTTCGCACAACGTCGCTTGAGAGGAAGCCCATCGGGGGGCTTCATCCCGCCGCCGCAGTGAGTGTTGAGTGTGGCGTGATTGCCCTCCTCGGCAGACAAGATGTCTTGGATCACGACTACGTCCTTGTGGCCGACACGACGTCCCGAGTGCATGTTCTGCGTCTTGTCCTCGGGATAGAAGTAGACCGGGTTCTTGCCCGGCAGTTCGGAATAGGCTCGCATGACACGAGGCACGATGTTGACGTGCTCGTAGGCGTCGAGGCCCAGAGTGTTGAGGCCGGCGTCGAGGAGCTCATCGATGAGCTCGGGTCGTGGCAGGAAGCCGGAGCCATTGCTGAACATCACGATCGACGCGTGAGGCCCCAGGATTGTGCGGAACGAGTCGACGATCATGAGGAGCTGTGGGTGAAGCGACGGCTCCCCGTGCATAGCGAATTCGATCCGTGGATTCCAGTCCAGCGCTTTCACCTGCGAAGCGATCTGGATTGCCGTGTCGAGCTTCATGAACTTGAAGAGGCCCGGCTTCTCGCGGATGCCGTTGATGCCACAGAAGTCACACGCGAGAGTACAACCCTCGACGAGCTCGACTTGAAGCGAGTACGGAGGATCTTGGCGATAGTCACTCATCGTCGTCCTCCTCTTCGTCATCGAGCTTCGAAGCTTCGTGCTCCTCTTCCGCGTTCTCCGCACAGCCGTCGCAGATCACGCGCTCTTGGTCCGTGCCTTCGTTCTCACGGATCCATGAGTAGTCGGTCATGCCGACAATGGCCTCTTCTTCGCTCTCGAAGAGCTGGATGCTGCCGTCGTCATCGACGAGCACATCCTGGCACTCGTCGCAGGTCACTTCGTAGTGGGTGATCGCTTCGATGGCCATCACTCCACCTCGTCAGGGAACTTCATCGGAACTTGCCGACCGATGAAGGGCTCGGGCTGGCCGTCGCGTGGAGTCCGGGCTTCCCAAGCCTTCACCCAATAGATGTTGACGTCGGTGCGAGGCTTGCCCGCGAAGACGGAGCCGCCACTGATGGCGGTCTTCTCCACGATCTTAACGAAGCGCGGGTAGAGCTGATGCAGCTTCTCGGCCGCCTCGGCCTGTACTTCGGGCGTGCGATACGACGAACAGCCTCCTGAGAGCCCGCTGCCGCGCTGGCTCCAGCAGTAGTGGTACGCCACGCGGTTCGGGTAGCCCCTCACGAGGAGGCCCAGGGTCACGTCGAAGTCCTCCATCACAGGGAGCCTGTCGAAGCGTATCCCCTCGCGAAGATAGACGTCGCGGTTGAACAGATGCGCGTTGTTGACCCGGAGACAGTCGGTCCAAGGGAACAGAATGTTCTGATTCCCCTGACGTGCGCTGATGCCTCCGTGGACGTAGCCACGATCCAGCTGATCGCTGACCCACTGCATCAGCGGCCCCAGATCGTGGCATTGGATGAGAGGCCTCGGCTCGAACGGGTTCTCCCTCATGCTGAAGTACAGATCGTCGTCGAGCATCAGCACTCCGTTCGTCTTCGACTGCTCGATGATCCACTGCCGCGTCGGCCCGATCCCTTCGACAGGGCACGGCCAGACGTAGTCGTAGTACTTCGAGTGCTCGGGTGCCTCGTACGCGGGACACACGATGATGGGCCTCACGCTCGGGAGCTTATCACGGAACTCCCTCAGCGTGATCTGCTTGTTGAGCCCGATTCGCCCTCGAGTCGGAATGAACACAGTCAAGTCCATGATCTATCTCCTTGAAAGCTTCTTCAGCAAGACGTTCGCGTGCTCCGTGCCGCTGGCCTCGATGAACTCGATCTTGATGTACTCTGGAAGAATCTGGAACTTGAAACTCGCGATGAACGATGCATCCAGGATGGAATCAGCTTCGATGATTCCAAGTCGCTTCTCCCCCGATAGAGACGAATTATCGCCGAGCGAGGCCAGCCACTTCATCAGAAGTCGTGATGGTTGAGCTCACTGATGTGATGCGAATGGAACGTGAGCCTGTCTTGGAGGTCCTTCAAGAGCTTCTCGAGCTGCTTGACCTTCAACTCGAGCAGATAGATGCGCCTCGTCGGGCTCAACTTCTTCTCCGTCTTCACGCTGCCTCCTTCCAGTTCGGTCCCATGCGCGTGTCCCACAGGATGGGCACGCGAAGATCGTAGTCCTGTTCGTCTAGGATCTTGGCGACCTTCTCGAGTGCTCCTCTGTCGGGAATGTCACCGCAGAACTCGTCGTGCATCGGAAAGCGAAGCTTGAGGCCAGTCTCCTTGCGAGTTGCATGGAGACGAGCCGACTTCTTCTTGGCGATGTCCGCTGCGCCACCCTGAATCACGCGATTGAGTGCCTTGTGTGAGAACGCTCCTCGAATGAAGCGAGCACGCCTTCCGAGGACGGTCTTGACGTAGCCACGCTTCTCGGCGATCTGGCTGGCTTCGTAGAGAAGAGCCTTCGCTTCGGGAAATTCCTTGTCGTAAGCTTCAACGAAGGGCTTGGCCTGAGCAACTCCCTCGTCACTGCTTTCAGGAGCATTCGCACGTCTGAACCCGAGCATCCATGCAATCTTCTTGATGCCAGCACCGTAGATCTTTGCGAAGTTCAAGTCCTTCGTGCGATCACGGTTGATCTGCTTTGTCTTCTGCACCATCTCCATCACAACAGCGTGGAAATCGGTGAGTGGGTTTTCACGATATTTCTGGAGGATGTTTTCGGTGTTAGCATAGTGGGCGAAGAGCCGATACTCAATCTGTCGCGCGTCAGAGCTGAACCAATGACCAGACTGAGGAATGAACAGCTCACGAACGATGAACTCCTTGATGTACGGAGCCAGCTTCGCATACTTCTCGAGATTCTTCCAGCTCGTCTTCTGCTTTGACGGCTTCGTGACTTGTTGGACGTTGATCCCTTCGCTGGCAGTCATTCGTGAACTGGAATACCGGCCTGAGACTGTGCCTCCTTCCTCACAAGCCATCTGGTGGAGCGAGTAACGAAGGATTCCATTGCGATCCACACGCTTGCGATAGCCCGTCAGGAACTTGTTGTCGAGGGACGTGTAGAGATTGTAGAGGTACCACTTTTGAACAGTCGGATGGTCAAAGCTCGAGAGAATGTCCGCTGTGAAACTCTCCTCTTGCTTCTTCTCAGTCCGGAACGGGTTCTCAAGACCCAGCTCTCTGAACAGTCTCAGCTTCGAGTCACGGTGAGTTGGCTCGAAGCGGAACCCGACCTCACGTTGGATGTCAGTGAGCAGCCGCATACGGATCTGCTCGACTTCGTTGCACCATCGCTCGAGCTTGGGAACGTCTATCGGTGCTCCAGCACGCTCCATGGCACAAGTCGCGTAGATGACCTCCTCTTCGAGCTCAGCCACCTCCTCGAGCTCTTCCTCCTGGATCATCGGCCACATCTTCTGCCTGAGCCGCCAGTTCAGGAGCGCATCGTGGCGAGCGTACTCCTCGGCTTCACCTGCATGGAGCTGCGACATGTGCTCGATCGATCCTTGTGGCAACTCCTTCTTGCCGTAGCCAAGATATTCCTTAGAGATTGAATCGAGGTTGAACCGCATACGATGGTCGTCGAGGAGGGCAGCGTAGAAGCCGACGTCGGCTGACCAGCATTCCATCTCTTCGAAGTCGATGCCTGATGCATGGCCCAGGTTGATGTCGTACGAGCCGTTGATCCAGTAGAGCTTCTTGTAGCGGAGTGTATCTCTGATCCAGGCTTTCGCCTTCTCAGGATCGACGTTCCCGCCAACGTGGCCCCACGGGAGGTAGAACGATCGTTCGTCCGCACCTTCGCCCCAGGCCAGTGAAAGACCGATGGCCCTCGCATCATCCCACCATCGAAGGCCTCCTGTGCAGGGCTTCCCTTGGAGACAAGGCCCATCAGCTTCGAAGTCGGCGCCGAGTTCGTCTACGCCGTCGAGGTTCGGGAATTCGCCTGGTCGCCAGTGATGCTTCTTCTCCGGTCTCATGACGCCCATGAGACTTCCCTGATCGCGGTTCGGCATGCCGTACTTCTTCACTTCCAGACCGGATTCCAGTGAACCTTGCCACCAGCGTTCAGGAACTTCTCGATGCCTTCACGAGAGATCGGCATCTGTTCCTCCGTTGGATCTTCAGGACGGACGCGAATGACCATGAAGTACTCCTTCGTCCAGGGTGGAGTGCGAACGTAGAGCTGATGGTTCATCATCTGAGTTTGTCCTCCTTGTCACGTCGCCGATGTTCAGCTGTCACTTCTTTCTTGAACAGATCACGTAGCTGATCTTGGGTGAAGGCGCCCATCTTGAGTTTCTCTTCAAGAGCTTCGTCGATAGTGATAAAGAAATCCTCCGGCCTTCTGCCGCCAGGATCCTTCATGGAGATTTTCTGGACTGTGATCCTCCCATCCTGAGTCTCTCGCTTCACGATCTTCTCGCCGTTGACCCAATCGTTTCTGATCTCAATGAGACGGCCATGCTCATCGACTGTGACCATGTCGCCGGCCTTGAGATCCTTGCCGGCGATGCCGACGATCATCTGCTTGTCCATGGAGTCGCGAAGAGCCTTCGCGACACGCTCGCTGTTGAGGAGCTCCTTGAGCTTTCCAGTCCCGAGCTTGAGCGTGCCAGATCCTACATGAGAAGATGTGATCCGTCCGGGATTGAGCGGGTTCTCGCCCGAATGAGCGAGGTCCTCTTCCATCACTTCGGGTTCGCCCTTGATCATGTCCTCGAATCGACCGTCCTTGTTGGGGCCAACGCCATCACGAGCGACCTTGAGCTCCTGTGCTACGAAGCTCTTGACGTTCTCGAGCACATCGCCGGGGTCTTCGTTTCTATCCACATCGGCTTTCGCTTCGATGTGGACATGCCCGAAGCGTCGCGTCTCGACGTTGGCCTTGAACGAAACCTCCTTGATGCGGCCCATGCTCTACAGAAGATCGTCAGCCAAGCTGACTGCTCCTGCCTCCGTGACGATGCTGAGCTTACCGTCGGCGACTGGAGTGGCTGTCGCGGGAATCTCAAGGATGACGACATGAGTCACTTGATGACCGAATGACCCGCCGCCAAGACTGACTTCTGCGTCCTTGATCCATGCGTTGTGACCAAAAGCCTGCTCGCTGAACTTGAGCCAGAATGTGAAGACCTCGTGGGTCTTCTCAAGCAAGATCACCTTGCAAGTTGGACACCAGAATCGGCGCTGCGGCTTCGGCGTTCTCTTGAATAGCCTGCCGAACATGATCTACTCCTTCTCGATTTCGTAGTCCTTGAGGACGACTCGGTCGGCGCGGCCAGCGACGTGCTGACTCCACCAGAATGTGCCGACGGCCCTCCCGAGGAGCGGCTTCTCCTTCGTGAAGGTCTTGAAGTGACCTCGAACGAAGTGACTGGCGAGTGGCTCGTGTGGACCGCCGAGCGATGGCCCGCTGCGAGGCTGCTTGCGCTGCGCGCCCACCTGAACCTTGAGTATGTGCCAGCGCACCAGAGGCAAGAGCCCACGCCGCTCCCTATCACGCCGGATCTGGCGCGTAGCGGCCCGCTCCTCGGTGAGCACGTTCTTGCAGCACAGGAGCCCACAGACGATCGCGAAAGTTGCGACTGAGTTGACTGCGTCGCGTTCGTGATCCTTGGGATTGTCTCTCCAGATCTCGAGAGCGTGCTTGTACATCCGCTCTTCGTCGGCGTAGGGAGTGATGATCTTCTGGAGCGAGACGGTGTCGCGGGCCTGCTCTTCGAGCTTCGTGAGGTGGAGCAATCCATCCACGGAGAACACCCGCATCGACATCAAGACCATCAGCTCTCGAGTTCTGGGATCCAGGCCGAGCTGAGCCACGATGCATCCCCAGTCTGGCTTGACCTGCCCGTGGCCCGGCAGAGTGACGTCGCTGAAGTTGAATCCAGCGCGAGGGCTCAAGATCATCATGAGACCCTGCTCGTCGCGCTCGCTCATGATGATCATGTCCTTGAAGGGAGGTCGCCACCACGACGAGTCGAACGCATCGCCCTTCTTCGGAATCAACTTCATCTTCCACTCAGCCCACTCCCTCCACCAGAAGCCCCACTTGCCGTCAGGCTCTCGAGTGAAGGGAGTGACTTCGAATGGCACGCGGAAGACCTGCGACTGCTCGGCCATGATCCTGAATGGCGTCGAACGCTCGCAGAACTGGTCTACGAGACTCACTGTTCGACGGTCTCGATGTGCAGCCGGAGACCGGTGACGCGCTCAGTGAGCTGTTCCAGCTTGATGATCTCTTCTGCGAGGAGCTTCTCCTGATCAGGCTTCTCCGGCTTCGGCATCCGGATGGACCTCACGGTCCCGACGACGTTGAGCCCCTCCTTGAACGTGAGCTTGAACCTCATCGACCCCTCCTGAATCTTCCGAATGCCTGAGCAGCATCGGACGGTTTCCAGTTGAGCGGCTGCATCTCAGCGATCTTCAACGGAGACGCGCCGTAGACGCGCATGAACCGGTCGGTCTTCTCGCAGAGCCGCAGGATTTCTACCTGCTTGAGCACGCGACGCCAGTACCAGCGCATCGGCTTGAAGCCGACGGCTCCTTCACGAGCCATCGGGACTGCCTTGTCGAAGCCCCAGAACTTGTAGAAGCTTCGTGCGTGGACCTTGATCCACCAACGACCCAAGCGGCGCACCTCAGTTCGCCTTGCGAGGGTCGATTGGCTGCGAGCCGAACATCGACGCGATGTCGTCGATGACGTCAGCCTCGGTCTTGCCGAAGGGATCCGCGGCCTGCGCTCCGGGAGTGTCGCTTGGGATCTTGCTGGCCTGAGCGTCGCTGCGGATTTCCAGGATCACGAGGAACACGCCGTGCTCTTCGAGGTACTTCGCGATCTGCTTGAAAGCCTCCTCGAAGGCCCACTTCTCACCGCGAAGCATCCCCAGGCAGACGCGGAGGCACTTGACGGTGTCTTTGTGATGCATGAACTTGCGAAGTTCGTCTTCGGTGATGTCAGGAGTGGGGCAGGTCTCGTAGAGGATCTGCGTGAGACGATCGCTGCTGAGACCGCACTCGTGGACGATCCTGTAGAACTCGTCCTTGGGCATCTTGACCTTGCTCTTCACTTCGTGCCTCCTTTGAGCGCGCTGAGGACGCGCTTGCCTGCGTTGCGACCCTCGTCGAGGTGATCCCACCGAGGATGCCTATAGCCGCCGTCGGGCGTTCTCTCTTGGAACTCGATCCAGAGCTTGCGCCCGATGAAGCTCTTCGGATCGGTCTGAAGCTGATGGAGTATCTCGAGATTCTTCCACTTGACCGTCGTATCGTTGCCGTCATCGTCCCGAAGCATGACGACTGAGTTGTCACCCATCGTGCCTGCCTTGAAGCCAACGATCGTGAGACAGGCACTCCTGAGCATCTTGATCTTGAGCCAGTCCTTGGGTCGCTTGCCGGGCTGATAGAGCCCCGTCACTCTCTTGAGAATGAGCCCTTCACCGTCGCGCGACCAGACATCCCTGGCGGCTATCCTGTTAGCGTCCTCGAATGTCTTGATTGGCATCTGCCACGCGAGTTGAATCCCTGGCACTCCCAGCTCGGGCTGATTGAAGATCTGCAAGAGGTAGTCTCTGCGATCTTGCTGATTGGCCCCGATGCCTCTGATCGTGAGGTCCTTTCCGAGGAGCTCCAAGACGTCGAAGCACACGAACACGAGCTTGTCGGCGAGGTCCAGTCGGGTGACGCCGTACGAGCGCTCACCTGGCACCAGAAGCTCACCGTCGTAGATGCCGTTCGGTAGCTTCCCGATCGCTGTGCGAACGTGAGCCGGCAGGATGCGGTCCTTCGCGTCGCGGCTCCACGCTCTTGGCTCGCCGCCGAAGAGACCACTGGCCTTGCCTACTGCTACTATCAGGCGATGCCCGTCGTACTTCTCCTGGGCGATCCACTCTCCTGACGGGAGGAGCATGCCCTCCTTCGTCGGTGATGCCAGCATGGGCTCGACGAAGCCCCGAGTCATGGCACGTTCCATGTGATCGGGCCTCATGACGGCAGCTCCCATCCCAGCTCGCGGGCCTCAGCGACCTGCTTCTCGAGTGACGTCTCAGCGTGCCGCTGCTCGAGGAACTTCTTCGCGAGGCCAGTGCCAGTCTTGCGGCCGTTCACGTAGACGACCGACGTGATGTAGAGCCGGCCCTCGTTGGTCAGCGTGAACGTGAGCGAGTTGCCGCCGTCGTCCAGAAGCTTGACCTCCTTCACGAGGGTCATGACTTCCTCACGACCTCACCGAGCAGGAACGCAGCGAGCCGCTGCTGAACGTGCTTTGGCGGCTTGACGTTCTGGAAACCGGGTCCCGAACAGCTGAGGCGACCAGTGATCGCCGGCAGACTGTGGGCTTTGGTCAGGAGCTGGTCGGGAGGTAGGTCCTTGCAGCACTCACCGACCTTGAGCTCGCGAACGATCTCGAGGCCACGATCGTACTGCCGCCGACGCTGCTCGACCACTCGACGATGCTGCTTCTGGCCGCGCTCGCTCTTCCTTCCGCATGCTTCGCATGAGAACATCGCGCCCTCCTCTGAACACGCTGCACCACGCAGCGCGATCGAAGCCGTCGAGCCTCCCGGGGAGTGTAGTTGTATCCCGGCCTTGAGTCCACCCGCGCTTTCGCGTGACCCGACGGCTTCGATCGCATGACGTGAAGGTGCATTGTAGCACAAGTTAGCAACTGATTGCAACAAAAAAGCCGCTCCACTGTGCGAGTGGAGCGGCTCGAGACCGCGACGGAGGCCGCTCCTACTTCTTGGGGGCCTTCGCGGGCTTCGGGAGGCTGTCGAGCGTGAAGGCGTCCTTGCGACCGGCCGCTCCGCCGCCGCTGGACTTGACGGTCCAGCCGAGGGCCTTCGCGCCCTCGATGATGCCGTTCGCGGCGGTCTTGGCCTCGTCGAAGGTCGCGTGGTCGCCGGCGATGCCGGAGCCCTTCGACGCGCCCTTGTTGACCTTGCCCTTCTCGTCGCGGACCGTGTGCTTGGCGTAGCTCTCGAACCGACCGGCCTTCGTGCCCTGGGCGAACACCTCGAGCGACCCGCCCTGGCCGTCGGTGAGACGCGTGACCTGACGGTCCCGCTTGACCTTCGCCGGCTTCTCCTTGGATTCGGCCATGATGCTTGCTCTCTTTCTGAACTGTGGCGCAGCGTGAGTGCCGCGCTTGCAGCTTCAATATAGGCGCAGCGCGCCAGCGCGCAAGGGGCCACACAACAAAGTTCATCGAGCGTCTTCTGGACCAGTCGGCACGAGCCGGGGGCCTGCCGTCGCCCGGTCCCGCCACGAGCCCGCATGGCAAGTGCCGCGCCCGCGTGGCAAGTGCCACGGGCGGCTGAGCCCCACGCGCCCGCCAGCGAGCCGCCCGCAGGGGCCGCAGGGTACAGGCCCCAATCCCCCCGGATTGGGCTCTCCTGGGCTCGCTAGCCGCTCCTAGGCCAGGAGGGGGCCGGAAGGGGCCTAAAACTAGGCTGACAGGGAGCCCTAGGGAGTGACCAAGCGGGAGCCTTAAGCCCCTTGCCCTACCCGCCCGCCTTGCGAGCCTTAAAACGGCTTTAAACGATCCGGCCTGTAAGTTGTTGACCTGTAAGCACTTACAGGCACGGTTTGGGCTCGTTGGGGTCGAGAACGCCGAACATCACGATTCCGTCAGCCATATAGGCTCCAGAATCGTGATGGTCCGTGAGGCCCTAATCGTTCAAAGGCCCCTGCCGGGGGCCTTGCATGGTGCAAGGCCCCTAGCAGGGGCGGGCAGGGTACGAACGCGGGCGCGGGGCCTATGGCGCGGGGTCAGCGGCCCCGCGAGGCTGGCGCGTGGGCCTGATGCCCTGTTCGACGGCGCATAGCGACGGCATGGGCGTGATCAAGTCGGGCATCACGTTCGAATCGCGACCGTAGCGAGGCAGCGTCGGCAGTCGCACTCCAGTCGTTCGAAGCTTCGCGGCGCACGCGAAGGCCAGCTCCTCGGTTGCGAATCGCAGACCGTCGAACGTCTCCTCGACCTGGGTCACGCCGTCATCGTTCACGAAGTGATACCGATAGACGAGCAGCCACGGCCCCTCGCCCTCACAGGGATCCGGCGCCCTCATGAGATGAGCCTTCACATCGGCCGACGCCAGCGGAACGACCGCGAGTACGATCAGGAACGCAGCGACCAAACTCTTGAACCGCATCACATCATCTCCTTCTTGAGGCATTCGAGACAGACGCCCGAGGCGTTCCCGGGCGTAGGTTCCTGGCACTTGGAACAACGACACTCGACGAAGGCGTGCCGGTCACCGTCGTCGAGGTCCACGCGATGGTTCGTCTCGACCGCGTGGGAACGAGCGAGCCGAGCGGCCTTGTTCCAGGCGTTGAGCCTGTGCCGCTCGGCCCTGATTGGGCTTGAGGTGTAAACCTCGCGAGACTTGCAGTCTTGGACGGTACAGCGAGCTGTGACTACTCCTCCGGTTGACATCTCTCTTCGAACCTCCGGAAGGCAGCCTCTGCCTCCTCGATAGTGTCGAATCGCGTGCGCTTCTTGAACGCGTCGCTGCGACTGGACGGGTTCGGCTCGTACTCCCATTCGTTGTGAGTGTTGAGCACGCCGCCCTCACAACAGACGGCCCATCGTGGCTCACCGATCACACTGCGAAGCTCGATGGTGACGGTGGCATGCTCGAGCCGCTTGCACTTCGTGGTCTCGAGTTGGAACCGAGTGGCCATCCCGAGGAGGCGGGCTTGTCTCACGTTCGCTTCGCGCGTCTCGGCGTTGAGTGCGGCTGCGCTCTCACGATGACGACGCTCGATCTCGGCGGCCAGCTCGGCAGGTGAATGCTCATCCGCGAAGTCCTGCATCCCGAAGTGACGGCCGATCTCCCGCTGTGCCGCCATCGGGTTGAGCTCATGCAGCGTGGTCCACAGGTCGTTGGGCTCCATGTTGATGGGCTCGGTCTCGTGGACCTTCGCGAGACCTTCGGACGGAACGCGAGGCACCCACCACGGCGCGTGCATCCCGTAGCATACCGTCGCGGTGAAGATGATGCTGTCACGGCGCACCACGAAGACGCCGCCGCGTTCGGGGTGCCCGTCGCTGATCTTGTGCCACATGACTATGCCTCCTCCAGCAGACGGCCGTTCTTGCGCTTCCACGCTTCGACCCAGGCCCTCACGTCGATGTGGATGTTGAGCGGCTGCTCGTCGTTGACGGCCGCGATCACCTCGCGGCAGAAGTCGGTGTGCGCGAGGACAGCCGTGTACTCGGGCACTCCCTTGGCAAGCAACACGGCCAGCGCGAGCTGCGACGGCCCGCTGCCCGCGTAGCCCCACGAGAAGCCGTCGGGTGAGTGGTTCCTCACCTTCTGGCTGCGAGCAGGGTCCAGGACCTGGTCGTTGAGTTTCACCTCGCCGTACCAGTCCTCTGTGCTCCAAATTCCTTCGATGTGATCCAGCATGACTACTCTCCCAGTCTTGGCAGGCAAGTATGGCCTGCGAGCTTGCTCTCGAGGAACTGCCCACGACAGTCCTCGCACGTATGAAGCTTGAGCCCGACGCGCTTCTCGAAGGCCTCGAGTTGATGTGTCGCGTCGAATGCCTCCATGGGACCTCGCGCCTCGTAGCGCTCCAGTGCGATGGCCATGCTGGAGACAGCATTCCAGGCTTGATCGATGTAGTTGACGGTGGACGGCATCTC